GCTAGAGATTTTAAAGGTGGAGACAAAATTAAGCAAGTCTACGCTAATGCTGTCAGGGCTTTTAATCTTGCCGTTGATTCACTAAGTGACGAAGAACGAATACAAATATTTGGAGAGAACGGGCAGAAATTTTATAACGCTGAGATCCTCCACTCCGATGCAAAGAACATTGTAAGCTACTCAGCGGACGTTGTTTCAATCCACCGTCAAGGACACAAAGAATTAAATGCAGAAACCGGAAAGGTAGAAGAGTTTGATGCAGGTTCTACAGCAGATGCTTTAGATCAGGCTATTAATAAATTCGAGATTCAACTCTCAGACAAAGATACATCTTATAAGTTTCGAAGAGCAGCAATTGAAAATCTCAAAGAGTTAACCAACAAGGAAGACCTACAGATTGCCATGGCGAAGATCAACAAAGCGCTAGGTGGCGCCGGTGTTGGCTCTGGCGATACCGTAGGGGATTATCTCAAGGCTGTTATATCAAAACAACTAACTGAAATCCCAAACGAATATCTAGATATTGCAACGTTGAGAATGACAGGCGGCTTAGCTTGGAGATCTCCGGAGATCAATAGTCTTCCAAAAGACGTAAAACAAACATTATCTCAGTATTGGAAACAAGCTAAACCAATGCTAGAGAAAGCAATCTACCCGATTGAAGAAGCTGTGCATGAATTCTCAGTGGCAATGCTTGAAGGAATGGAGTCTGCTTTTATTATTGATAATAGCGCTGAAGTAGAAAGCATAAAAAAGCAAGTAAGTCAAGCGAAAAAACAAATTGAATCTTATATTTCTCAGGGTCTTCCGGGGTCTGAGAGAGCAAACGAGATCCTTGTTAAACAATTGTCCAAACTAAAAGACGTTGAGAATATTACAACGGCTTCAGAAGGATTTGTTTTTGAGCACGACGGAATACTTTATAAGTTTACTGGGAACTTCGCACCTATCAATCAGATTGTCAATCTATACAAATGGGGACGCGGCAAACAAGTGCCCCCGATCAGTCAGCAGCTAGAGGATACCCCGGAAGAAGAGTTGCAAGAGGTGGAAGCACCCCTTGGAGATCTTGCAAGAGTTGCTATTGTACCCGGTGGCTTTAAGCCTCCACACGCTGGTCACTTCCAAGGGGCTGAATGGTTCCTAAATGGAAAGAAACAGGACGAAGAAGATAACGTCATTGAACCAGCCGATATGGTTTATGTTCTAATCTCACCCAAAAGTCGTATGGGTCATTCCAAGGACGGGCGCGACGGACGAGGCGTAGAGATTACAAAAGAAATGTCCAAGCAGCTTTGGGATCTTTATATAAAAGAGAATGGTCTTGGTGGCAAAATGAAAGCCATCCTAGTCAAAGACGATTCACCAGTTAAAGCAGCATACGAATTTATGCAGAAGCTCCGCCCCGATCAAACACTTATGCTGGGAAAGGGCGCAAAAGATGCCAGCGATAAAAGATTTGATGGCGCACAGGCATGGTCAGATAAGAACGGTTACGAATTAAACGTAGAAGTTGTTGATACTCCCATGATGGCTGGCGGTGTTAGTGGCACAGATATGCGTCGGCTCATTGCCGACGGTGATTATGAAGAATTCGCAAATTATGTTCCTCTTAAAGATCCATCTCAAGCGTGGGAAATAGTCAGACCAGATTTAGACGCACAAGCCGAGCCTCAGCCCGAACCAGAGGAGGCAGTGATGGAATCTTTTATGCCCTTTCTTCATGGGGTGATTAGAGATCTTATTGCCGAAAAGGCTAAATCAAAGTCTCAACAGCGGTTTATGGGCATGGTTAAGAAGTGCCAAGACACAGGAGACTGCGCTAGCGACGAGGTAAAGAAGGCGGCAGGCGGCATGTCCAAAAAAGATACGGATGATTATGCTAGCACAAAACATAAAGGGCTCCCTGATAAGGTAAAAGAAGAGGATGAGTTGGAAGAGGTTTCCGCAATGTCCATGGGCTCCGTGGAAGGCGCCTCTTCTGCCCCCGGTAAAAAGAAAAAACCATATAATGTCTGGAATCCTTCTTCGTTTGAGCAAGAATTAATTAATGAGCTTAAGCAAGAGGCAAGTGATATTATTAATTTAGATTACGGGCTCCGGCTCACAAGGCAAGACTTGCCACAGATCAAGTCCACTGACGTATTAGAATTCATGCAGTGGTTGAGAGAAGAGCACGACGTTGCAACGGAAGAGGATACAGTCAACCCGTCCGATTTAATTCCTATTCAAAAGGAAATTAATTTGGAAAAGGTCTCTGGCATGGTTGCCAATAAGGGTTTGGAGGCGTTAGCTACATCCAAGCCAGTAATGGTTTCAGGCGATGATTATCTAATTGACGGTCATCACCGTTGGTATGCTTTAATAGACGCTGAGTACCCTTCTATTAATATTGTAAGAGTTGGGATGACTGCCGAGCAGCTTATCCCCTTGATGAAATCTTGGGACAAAGCATCGTTTAAGAGCACAGTCGACGAGAAGCTTTATGAGTATTTGCTGAACTATTTAAAGGAAGAGCAATCATATGAGCAATTCCGCGGTGAAAAATTTGTTTTGGATCTTAAAGATATGTCCGTTGTACCAACCAAGCACGGAGAAGAAAGAAGGTTCCGACATAAGCAGGGCAGCAAAGGAATGACAATTTCAAAGGATAGTATCGTCAAGGCAATCGACAAGGCAATGGGAAATGTAATGAACGATTACATGAATGGAGAATTGGGCAACGATGAACCATTTCTGATCCGCGCTAAACAAGGATCTCAGCCGACACTTAATGTTGTTTGTGCTTTGAAGATGAAGAAAGGTCCGGACTCGGTTAATATCATCACGGTAATGCGGAAAGAAGATTTTAAAACAGACAACTTCGGCGCACAAAGAGAATACGCTGTAAGCATTTAGGAGACAGAATATGTTTGTCAATAGAGAAGAATTTATTCAGGAGTTAATTTTGCGAGAGCAGATCAGAAACATCGCAACTGCAAAGCTCAAGCGCCGCGCCACCACGGCAACAGAACTGTTACAAGAAGAGAATAGGCTGCGCGGATTTATTCGAAAACTGATTAAAGAGGCGGCTGAGGAAGCCGCGCCACACCGCAACACCGGAATTAATGTATTAGCAGACCTTCTTAAAACAATTATTCCCCAACTTGAGGCGGAATTTAAAATGTTGACGACTGATGCGGAACAAAGAGAATCTTTTCGTGCGCACGTCATTAACGCCACACAAAACTCGCTCTCTACATCACAATCAATGGAAGAGCCGTCCGATATGGATATGGCTCTTCCAGAACTTGAAGAGCAGGAAGAGGAAGAAGTAGACGTCAGCCTAGATGTTTCTACGGGGGAAGATAAGTTTATTGATATTGACGAGACCCCGCCCGAGGAAGAAGAGGAAGAAGAAGATACATTTGGATTAGATGATGAAGACGAGACTGGTCGCAATTTTGCCCAACGTGCCTTTGAGAAGGTTGAGAAGCAGATTATCGAGGCATATGCCCTTCTATCAAACGAGGAAGATAGGCAACTTTTCTATGATTACTTAATCACTAATTTAAAGTTATATTTTGATCGCTTCGAGGAAGAGCTTGCTGCCACCACCGAAGAGCCCACCACCGACGAATATGAAGCTGAAGAAGAGGCTGAAGATATGGGGGGTGAAGATGATTTGGGACTCGGTGGAGAAGAAGAGGAAGAATTGGAACTTTAAGCGAGAACATACTATTTATAAGCAGACATTATTGTCGCAGGAGGAAACGAAAAAATGCCAAGTCCGAGAAAAAGAGCGTTACGCGCCGCAGTTGGGAACATCCTTGTTCCGGTGGATGCAACTGCACCAACAGCTACACAGATTGCATATTCCGATACATGGTGGAACACGGTGTTGACGGAGCATGGTAACAATTATGCTTCCAACGACAAGCCATTTGCGAATGGAGAAGTGCTTCTTATTGCAGGAAGTGACGATGAGTACGATGGATTAATTTCAGGCGGAGAGCCCGGAGCTACTGCATATGCCACAATTACTGCCGCCGTAGGTAACACGGCTGGCGCAGATCAGTTCGCAGAACAAGAATACTTCAAGATTACCGATGCGGCAGGAACAACCATTCATTATGTTCTCACAAATACTAATGGTAGTGGTGTTGCTACGGGTACATTGATGGATGCAGACAGCGACACGGGCGCAGACAATACGCTTGGTGCTGCAATTGCAGACTTGGGCAAATGCGTTGCTGTTCGCGTCACGATTAACGGAGGCTCAGAATCCAATCAGGGACAATTGCTGAACACTCTTATTGACGCCATCGACAGCGCCCAAGGTCACAATGCAGGATCTGCAAATAGCGTAATCAAGTTAACTCCCGATTTAACTCCCGCCGCATCGACTCAAACTATGAAGCTTGAGATGGTGGCTGCTAGCACTACCGGCAATGTGACCATCACAAAGTCTGGTCTTACTGAGTTTACAGTAGACCGCTTCGGTACCGACAGCGAGCACCGAGTGGCTGTTCCGCATTACTGGTGTGATACAGTTAATGGAAGTACCGTGATCGCGACAGCGGCTGACACAAAGAAGATTACCACTGCGACCGGCGTGCTTTACGATCCGTCTGGACCACATTCGTCATACATTCCGCTGATGGAAACTGTTAGCGCAGGTAACGCACATTATGTTGTTATCATGCCAGACGGCTGGAACTCTGGCGACTATATTACTTGGGAACTCGTTGGCGACACTGAAGGCACCAATGATAAGCTTTCTATGATGCAAATCAACGGAAGCGACAGCGCGGCGCTCTTGTCGGGTGTCAAGTCTGATGGGACACGCGAAGATGTCGATGCTAGGCATGGAACTGTTGGATACACGGGCACGACCTATCACCACGCCAACAACGCAAAGGGCATTGCCGTCGTGTGGGAAGCTGACGGCACTGGTACCAATGCGGCGGCTATCAAGAAGGGCTGGTATTTCCGTTGGAAGCACACTGCCGTATAATAAGGAATAAACGATGTCTAAAATATTAGAAGCTTTAGAGCAAAAGGCAAAGAAAAAAGGAGCGCCGCTTCAAGAAGCGGTTGCCTCCCTACCTTGCCTTTCGAAAGACTCTTTGACTGAAGCCGAAGCCAACGAAGCTTGCGAAGTACTCGCTCCCATTATTGGCGAAGGTTCTTTTATAATGGATCTGATCCGAGCCAAAGTTGGCAAGGTTGAAAAAATCCTTACGAAGATTAAACCAAAGAAGAAGAAAGCTAAACTCAAAGCCGTACCTAAATCCGACGAGGGTTAACCTATGGCTACAAGGGGTCAAAACGAGAACCGCTCTTCTACCACAGAACTTCTCCCAGATGTACAGAAGGCAATTGTCCAGCCTGATTTCACTTTAAATCATTATGATATAGATCACAATCAGGCAAATTTCGATCTTAACCCACCGTCCGGTCTCGGTCGAGCACGGGGAAGCCTCGCCTACGACGGATCTGGTACGCCGACAGATCTGGATCGGTTTTACCTATACGACTTCTCCGGAAAAGTGGCAAAATATATAATTAGCACTTCTGTAGACTTTGTGGAGTGGGCTTCGACCGCCGTTCCACCTTTTTCTGGTGGTCATGTTGTTATCGGGATAAAAGACGCACCCAGCGCAGAGCGAATGATGGGTTCGATAGCGCAAGCTATAAAATATCAGACTACGTTTGTTTCCTATATTGGCGTCTCGTTGTCAAGTGACGGATTAACAATCAATTTATCACAACAGTTTGCGGGTCCGCAGGGAAATACTGCCATTGGTGGCGAAGTCGCCAACATTGATTTTAGTAATTTTTCTGGGGGGTTCTCCCCCGCACAACCGCCCTTCTCGAAAAGATTTCAATTAGTCAGACCCATTGCAACTAGCGGTCTGGCTATTTCTCGCAACGGGCACATGACACAAGGCTAAAAGTGGCTTGGAAACGTAAAAACAAATCATATGGTGCCAACCACGATTACAGCGTTATAAGAAAACTTCGTAACGAAAATAAATCCAACGAACAATTTGAAGTAATGGTTGGTGCTCTAAGTTTAGAGGAATTAATCGCACTTAAGCTCGACCTTGCAGCCAAGTCCATTGGTGGTAAAATGTATGGGTTCCCGTTGTGGTATTCTATTCCTGAAATGTCTAGAGCGGCTGTGTTGAAATATGTTTTATCAGCCTCTCGCACGAAGATGGAAGCAGCCCGGTTTCTTGGAGTGAATAAAGAATATTTTTATCGTCTGTGCAAAAAATATGATTCTGAATCCTTTTTTAAAGAGAAAGAGCTTGACAAATAATACATATAAGGGTATATTAATAGAAACAATGGAGGCTGTTATGCTTGTAATTTAGAAAGAGATAAAACACCTCTTAAAAAAAAATATAAACAGGTTATAATAAGAGGGAAAACAAGACAAAATCCCACGCCCGTGGAGGTGCTAATCGTGGGTATAATAAATAAGGATTAACTAACCTTCAATGGCTCTCCTGAAGGTCAATCAAAAGGAGCCTAACTTTGTTGGAGTGAAGATCCAACACCCTCCACGGGATTTTTTTTGTTCTTTAAAAATATGGGGGCGAACTGGTTTCGACAGTGTGCCGAAGGTTATTTGTGCAAGGCTGTGTGAGTGCACACAGTAAAAACACTCAACTTTTTAACTGCAAACGATAACGTTGAAGTTGATTACGCCCTAGCGGCGTAATCCGGGGGAGCCATCCCTTGTTAACCAAAATGGCACTTTAGGTTTTTTGTTTCCTTAAAAAACAAGTGGTGCGCTCGGTGGGAAGTGGAGTTTGTCAGAGTACACAAACTGACTAACCTTGTGAACGACAAATAATTGGAAACATATTGGACTGGGGTTCGATTCCCCACGCCTCCACCATATTATATACAGGAGATAAAATAGTGGCAAACCCAAGAAAACGAAAGGCAAGAATTTTAGAAGCTTTGACAAAAGCTGCCAATAACGCAGAAACAGAAGAAGAGAAACTCATTGTTAACATCACTGCAAACATTTCAGTCGAGAGCGGCAAATTTACGCAGGCTGAGATTGATGAAGCTATAACCCCAATGCAACAAAAGGAGGCGCCTCGTGCCGAAGAGAAACAAGACACAAGTAAGGGACCTGCAAAAACAAAGAAAAAGGCAACAGCCAAACGAACAACAAAGCGAACAGCCAAGCGAACAACAAAAGGCAAAAAGACAAAAACCAAAAAATAAGATTTGGAAACGCCATGGAGTTTTTGACACATATGCCGCCGCCGCGGCTTTAAAGAATAAGATATCTCAGGATGGAGATCCAAACTTAGAAATTAAAATAAAGCGCACTGGTCAACGCGGAGAACAATTCCAAGTTAAAACTTGGAGCCCTGTCACAACGAAGAAGAAGCGCAAGTGAGAGAAGATTGGAAGGCACCGCTATTCGGAAACGTATTGATAGTTGGCACCGGGACGATTGGGGAGCCGCTGATCGGCTTAATGACAGCCCTTAGAAAAGACATGGGCATTGGTGAAATTTATTTTCACAAGAGAACGCCGTTAAAGTACGAGGTGGCAAAAGTTAATAGCCTGACATCCCGCGGAGCGCTCCTTGCCACAGATGAGCACAGTATAGAAAAATTTTCTGAACTTGGTCACGATGTTACTTGCAATTTCCATCAAGCAATAGAAAGGTGCGATGTTATTATTGACTGCACCCCCGCGGGAAACGAGAATAAAGAAAATATCTATCTGCCTTGCTTAAATGAAAATCCGGGTAAAATGTTTGTTGCTCAGGGGAGTGAAAAGGGGTTTGGTATACCATATGCATATGGGATTAATGATGAAACACTTACAGAAAATAAACAATCGTTTATACAGGTTGTTAGCTGCAACACCCACAATATCGCAAGTATTGTGGGTAACCTACACAGACTTTCTGGCGTCCACGGCGGCGATTTTGTGTGTATTCGCAGAGCAAACGATTTAAGTCAGGATGCGGGGTTTATTGCATCCCCCCACATATCTTCTCATAGTTGTAAAAGTGGGACGCACCACGCACAGGACGTGATCGATCTGTTTGCCACGGTTGGTATAAAATTTAAAAAGGGTTTGTTTTCAAGCGCAATGAAAACAAACACACAATATATGCACGTTGTTCGGTTTAATATTGAGATGGACGGCAAAGTGTCACGAGAAGATGTCTTGGAATCCTTCACGAAGGACAAGATGATTGCGCTAACTCACCATAAGTCAGCCAACCGGGTCTTTTCTTTCGGACGCGATCACGGGTTCTACGGGAGGATATATAATCAATCAGTGGTGTCTGTTGAATCGTTGAATGTTGCCCGCCGCGGTAGGAACACTATTGTAACAGGCTTTTGCTTTACCCCACAAGACGGGAATTCTCTTATGAGTTCTACTGCTGCCGCTCTTTATGGAATACACGGAAAGAGATACCTCTTTAATATGTCATATTTTTACAAACTTTTATACGGTGAGATATAAAATATGGAATTAATTTCTACACACGTATGCAAGACCAGTGACGTTGGCTTTTCCGGAAATTTGTTTGGAGGGTTTATGCTCGCTTGGTTGGATGAGTGTGCCGTAGCATACGCATGTCAAGTATGCGAGACCCCTCGCATGGTAACAGTGAGTATGGATAAAGTTGAATTTTTTAAGCCAGTCAGACCGGGACAGATTATAAAAATATATGGGGAAGTGGTTAACATCGGCACCACATCGTGTACAGTTAGGGTAGAGGCACGACGAACCAGTACATATAACGGTTCTCAAAAAATTGTATGTCAGACAGATATGAAGTTTGTTCGTGTGGATGGCGATGGAGAGCCGGTGCCAATATCCACGACTATTAAAAGAAGGACAGAAGACTAAAATGAAAATAAGTGTGATTATAGCGACTATTATATTTTTATGTGGATGTTATTCAAGTGTTGGTCCCGAGAGGAAGAACACAACCCAACCACCATATGAAAACAGTTTCGAAGAAAAAATATATATTGAAACTCATAACAACGAAACCCATTGCCTCGTGCGCGTTTGGATACCTGCTAAAACTGAGGAAGTCCCTTTGGTTGTTTTTCGGGGCACTCCGGGGAAAGATACTTGTAAAATATACACTATAACAAATCCTGATTATACGTTGGAGGAGAATGATGATAAAAGATAATTTTTGGGCAATGGAGGTAGATGAGGAAGAGAAAGAAGCGAAGGTGTCAGCAGATGATGGAGATTCAGACTCAGAAAATAGAGTATCAGCATCTAATAATAGAATATATTTTTACTCCGAGGTAAGCCGCTCGAAAGTGCTCTCTTTAAATAAAAATATTCAATCGATTGGCGTGAAGTTGCAAAATCATGCGAACTCTCTGTGCATTCCGACACCAGAGATTTATTTACATATTAACAGCTATGGAGGAAGTGTTTTTGCGGGAATGGCAGCAGTTGATTATATTCGTAGATCACCAGCGGACATTGTTACAGTTATCGATGGCTGTGCCGCTAGCGCAGCGACACTGATGAGTGTTGTGGGAAAACGCCGATTGATCAACGAACACTCTTTTATGCTCATTCATCAGTTATCAACATCTATGTGGGGCAAATTTGAAGATCTCAAAGATGATATGAAGAATAACGAGCTTTTAATGAAGTCCATTAAAAGCATCTATGAGGAACACACAAAGATCCCCAAAAATCAGCTTTCAAAGATCCTTAAACACGACCTTTGGTGGGATGCGAAGACCTGCTTAAAGTATGGTCTGGTCGACGAAATTATTTAGAAAAAAGTGTATTTTATTTGACTTTTGGGGATAATAGAGTATACTTATTACCATTCATTTAATACTTAGGAGAAAAAAAATGAAGTTGTTAGTCGCTTCCATGGTCACTGTAACGGTGTTATCCATGGGTATTTTTATCGGAGCATTTCAGGCTTGTACAAATAGTACCGACGTTGTGGAAGATGCTGTTGCGGATATAGACACCGCTACAGACAATACGCAATTAGGAGATGCAACCAATACTGTCAATATCCTTGATGTTGATATCCTTGATGTTGTGCCCACAGAGGAACTGGTTGATGCAGTAGTAGATGTAGAGGTTTTAGTTTTTACAGAAGACGAAACACAGGACGTGCTCTACTCTGATGTCGAATAAAGTATAGAAAGCTTTTAGACAAGCCGGGGTAACCCCCCGGCTTTTTTATTGCTTAAATTCTAAACATGACATTTAGGAATACGTTGATAATTCTTTCGGTGCCGTCTTTTTCGATTGTATTATTGATGAAGGAACGCATGGCTTTGTAATTTGGTGATAGTGCGATTTGCGGAAAGTACCTAAGAGTGGAGTGTATCATTCCAACCAACTCCCCTCTAACATTAACAATGGGCGATCCTGAGCTTCCACCAAATGCGGGAATAGAGTAGAGGGCAATACCTCGTCGATCAATTCCGTTGTAATATCCGTCGAAGACCGGAATCATGTCTATGTCATGTACTCCTAGAGGAGCAGCGAGGTTATATACCTTTTCTCCCGGCTCTGGTTCTTTGGTGGAAATTAGTATTGGTGGTTCAAAAAGGTTTTTAACCCATACCATACAAATATCGTGGTTTGCATTCATGTCGAGTATTTCTACGGGCAATCTATCTCCGTCAATTGTCACTACATTGAATGTGGTACTTATTTGTGCTTCTGGGACGTCCTTTTTAATTTGTTCTATAACGTCAGCATCGTCACAAACATGGGCGGCTGTTAGAACATACGCTCCACCAAGAGTTGTTTTTACTATTGCGCCCGACCCGGAAGATCTTAGGCTTCTTTTAACACATGCACTACCTTCGACACATATATTCATTTCAATCGATTTTTCGATCTTAAGAAACGACGAACGAGGTAATATTTTTTGATGATGGTTGAGTGAATGCGCACAGCTTAAAAGGCTCATGCATAAGAAAAAAGAGATCATGGGTCCAAAAAAACGTCTCACATTCGTTCCTCCACTATTGTTGATGTCCTATAATAACTAGAGGATAAAATGACATTACTACTCTATTTATTATAAGATGTCGCCGCGCTCCAGCGCCCGGAGAAAAAATATGAGATTAATAGCCGTATTGAGTGTAATTGTTGGAATTCCAGCATTGTTTATTTTAGTACATGTAGAAAATCATACAAAGAACAATACAGTAACCCCGCCAGTAGTTTCAATTCCTTATTATGCAGAAGAACATGTAGAGAAGTGTTTTTTTTGGGTTACCGAGGATGGAAAGACGTCTATTCCTCTCGTCGATCCTATCTATAAAAAGTGAATTAAAGTGTGCTAAACTATTTATTAATGAGAGGACACAGGCATTAAGCATGGCTAAAAAGACATTTTTATTAGATACTAGCGTTTACCTCACGGACGCTAATGCCATTTATTCTTATGGCTTTAACGATATCATTATACCTTTAAAAGTACTTGAGGAAATAGACAAACACAAGAAGCGACAAGATGGCGTTGGCGCCAATGCGCGAAGTATTATCCGAATATTTGATGGACTTCGAGAAAGAGGAAATTTAAATAAAGGCGTACGCATTCGCAAAGGGAAAGGAATGGCATATGCCAAAACATTTGAACCAGCCGATCTTCCCTTGAGTTTCGATCCAACCGATCCGGATAATCAAATAATAGGGACAGCTTTAACAGAAATCAAGAACAACTCCTCTAGAAAGCTGGTTGTTGTTTCGCGTGATATTAATATGCGAGTGAAATGCGATGCTGTAGGATTGAGTAGCGATGACTATGCTATTCACCAAGCGGTCAAAGGGCGCGAACAATTATATACTGGACTATCGACTCATTTGGTCGATGAACAAATAATTGATCGATTTTATGAAGGAAAAGAATCAATAACAATTGAAAAACCCGATGGTAGTTTTTGTCTTAATCAATTTATTATGCTGGTATCAAATTCTAATGAGAAAAAAACGGCATTGGCGAGGTTTCAAGGATATGCTAATCCATTAAAGAAGTTGGTTAATTACCGTAACGGTATATGGGGAGTAAAGGCTCGCAACAAAGAGCAAACCTTTGCTTTAGAATTATTAATGGATCCGGAAGTACCTATTGTTTCTTTAATCGGTAAAGCAGGTTCTGGAAAAACTCTCCTTGCTGTCGCCGCTGGCTTAGAACAAGTAATGGAACAAAGCTCAAAAGATGCGGGATATAAAAGACTGATCGTTTCTCGCCCAATCCAGCCTATGGGTCGTGATCTAGGCTTTCTTCCCGGCACGCTGGAAGAGAAGATGGCGCCATGGCTAGCACCTATTCAGGACAACTTACAATTTTTAATGGGCAGTGATAAGGCAACGCTTGATATGTATGTTGAAAACGGAACGATTGAACTCGAAGCATTAACTTATATTCGTGGTCGTTCCATTGCGAACGCTTATATTATTATCGACGAGGCACAAAACCTCACAGTACATGAAATGAAAACGATCTTAACAAGAGTCGGAGAAGGTACTAAAATAATATTAACAGGAGATATTGAGCAGATCGACAATGTGTATGTAGATGAAACCACCAATGGGCTTACATATGCTATCGAGCGACTTAAGGCATACTCATTAACCGGTCATGTAACCTTGAAGCAAGGAGAACGCTCCAAGGTTGCAGATCTGGCAGCAAAAACTTTATAGGAAGAATAGAATGGATATTGAATTTAAGAATAACACAGAGAAGAGTAACCCAGAATTAAAAAAGGTTATCACAAGAGCTTCCGAAACTGAACTACAAACAATGCTTATTGAATATGTGGGAGAAAAAGTTAATCCCGCAGATGATGCAGTGACGGTAGAAATGGTTATCGAAGTGTTAACAGAAGAATTCCCTCAACTAATTTTAGCTCTAGCCGAAGAAAACTGGATCCGGGGCTACCATCAGGCTTTTACTGACATCGAGGCAGCGCACGAAGCAACGTTGGAAAGTGCCACCGATGGGAAATAGAAACAATATACAGGACTATGTGTCCAAAAGCCTGAAAGAACAAAATCAGAATTCTCGCGAGAGGACTCTTTTTAATTCTATTCCAGTAATAATAAAAGATTTCCCTCCAGATGGCGTGAATATAGATGCCGTATTAACAGAGCTTGAAACGCGCATACCTTTGTGGTTTTTTCAAGAGGTGGATGTGATTTATATTGGCACGTTTGATATGTTTATTGAGCGGCAGGTTGAGGCTGTATATGAGGATGGTGCTATATATGTTTTTAATGAGCAGCCGACCCAAGAAGACTTCATTGAATCAATAGGACACGAAATTGCCCACGCGCTAGAAACACAAGTGCCCGAAGACATATATGGTGACCTGCAAATAGAAACAGAATTTATGGGGAAGAGGCGCCGATTAAGAGATATTTTAGTAGCACATGGTTATCAATATACCGAGGGCAGTTTCCTAGACCCAGAATATCGAGATGCATTCGATCACTTCCTTTATAAGGAGGTTGGATATCCGGTGTTGACCACCCTATCCTCGGGATTGTTTATGTCTCCGTATGCCGCTACCTCGTTGCGAGAGTATTTTGCTAACGGGTTTGAGTGGTTTTTCCTTAAGAATGAAAAACTTTTTCTTAAAAAAATTAGCCCAATGTTGTATTATAAACTTGACATTCTGTCCAATATGTAATACTATTATAAATAGGAGAAAATAAAATGATAAAATCTAAGAAAAGCAAGCTTTTTGATCACTGTGATGTTGAAACAGCAGTAGATACAGAAAACAACGTAGTAACTGTTTCGGTGTCCTTTAAGGAACACATGGAGACCGAACCCGTTCGTGTATTATACTCTGCAAGCGATGTAATGGAAGCAATTGCCAAAACCGGGATCCCGACAGCGGGCGTCGTGGCTGGCATAAGCAATCAACTCAACAATAGAATTGTTGAATACAGATCTGCGGAATATAAATTTTCTTTGCTCGCCACGGAGGGACCGAAGAAGGTGAATTCACCTGCTCCTGCGAAAAAATCTACCCCAAAGCGTGCTAAGAAGATCAAAGCATAAAACATATCAAAGAAGAGGGCTTTATGTCTCATATATCTTTTTCGGAACTTAAGAACTGGAATCATTGCTCGCATTATCACAAACTGGTGCACATTGATAAAATTAGTGGCTTCTTGGGAAACGAATACACCGCATTCGGCACAGCTATCCACGATGTCTGCGAAAGTGCAATCCATGATCAGACAGTTGCTCTCGAAGATCTAGGGCTTTTGTTTGAAAAGAAATTTTTAAAAAACCTTCAAAGGTTGCCGGATGAAGTCCGAGGAAGCTTGAATAAGTCGCTGGTGACATCGATGCGTACGCAAGCAACGGGAATAATTCCGGCAGTACTTCCGGCGGTCAAAGAATATTTCGGTGAGTACGAGGTAATATCGACAGAAGAAAAGATTTATGTTCCAATCGGCGAGTTCCCTGATCAAGAATATTCTTTTAAGGGCTTCATTGACTTGGTTATCAAGACTGCTGATAACAAATATCATATTATTGATTGGAAAACGTGCTCATGGGGTTGGGATTCGAAAAAGAAAGCTGAACCCATGACCACATATCAGCTAACGTTTTACAAACACTATTTTGCCTTAAAGCACGGGGTTGATCCGGCTAATATTGAAACGCATTTTGCTCTTCTGAAGAGAACATCTAAGAAACAGCGAGTTGAAATATTTCGTGTTACTTCTGGAAAAATAAAAACCAATAATGCTATTAAATTATTGGTAAAGGCGTTATATAATATAACCAATAAGAAGTATATAAAAAATCGCCTTGCGTGCCACGGTCCATTCGGCGCATGTGATTTTTATAACACGGAGCACTGTAAATAACAAATGAATAAAAAAACAATTCTAACCATGTCGGATCATCCGCTCTCGCCCTCCGGCGTGGGCATACAAACAAGATATTTTATCGAAGCTCTATTAGAAACGGGAAAATATAGGTTTGTTAGTTTAGCCGGAGCAATGAAGCATAATGACTACACGCCCCAGAAAACGGATAAATGGGGTGATGACTGGGTTGTTTATCCAGTTGATGGGTACGGTAACCCGGACATTATTCGTTCTATCATGCGCACCCACCGCCCTGACTTAGTTTGGTTCATGACAGATCCGAGGTTTTATGGCTGGCTTTGGGAAATGGAAGACGAAATTCGCTGCCACGTACCAATGGTCTATTACCATGTGTGGGACAATAAACCATATCCGACTTTTAATAAAGCGTTTTACGATTCAACAGACGTCGTAGTAACCATTTCAAAAGTCACAGATGATATTGTTGCCAATGTTTCACCAGATGTTGAGAGAGTATATCTTCCTCACGCGGTCGAAGAAGAAGTTTTCAAGCCTTTTGAAAAAGAAATGATTCAGGAAATAAGAAAAGAGCATGAAATTCAAGAGGACAAATTTCTTGTTTTTTGGAATAATCGAAATGCAAGAAGGAAACAGAGCGGTTCTTTAATATTCTGGTTCAAGGAATTTTTAGATAAGGTAGGGCACGACAAGGCTCAATTGATCATGCATACCGACACCACAGACCCAGCAGGACAAGATTTAAAATCAGTTGTCAAGCATCTGGGATTACTAGATGGACAAGTACAATTTTCAGAACAGAAGGTTTCGCCGCAGCACATGTCAATGATGTATAATATAGCCGATTGTACAATTAACATATCTGACGCCGAGGGCTTCGGGTTAGCCACCCTAGAATCATTATCATGTGCAACGCCAATTATCGTCACGATGACAGGTGGCTTACAAGAGCAGGTTACCGATGGTGATGAATGGTTCGGTATCGGTCTCGAACCAACTTCTAGGAGTATTATCGGCTCTCAGCCAATACCTTGGATTTACGAAGATCGACTTAATGGCGAGCAAGTCGTTGCAGCGCTCGAAGAGATATATAACAAGTCTTCTGATGAGCGCCGCGCTCTAGGCGAAGCCGGTAGAAAGCACGTCTTGAAAAACTATAACTTTGAGAATTATAAAAAATCGTGGGTTGAGCTTATTGATAAGATCGTTGCAGAACACGGCTCTTGGGATACAAGAAAGAAATATGCCAATTGGGAGCTATTGGAGATCGCATGAAAAAAAGAATTATAGTTAGAGGACCAGCATTGAGTCGAAGTGGGTATGGCGAGCAGACAAGATTTGCTCTTCGCTCATTGAGACACCATGAGGATAAATTTGATATTTTTCTAAACACCACTAGTTGGGGTGCCACGTCATGGATCACAGAAGATGATGAAGAACGCCAATGGATGGATAACTTGCTGCAAAAGGCGATATCGCATATCCAGTCTGGCGGGACCTATGATGTTTCTTTGCAAGTAACAATTCCCGGCGAATTCGAACAACTAGCCCCGGTTAATATAGGGTATACAGCAGGGATAGAGACAACAAAATTGTCTCCGAAGTGGGTTGAAAAAACATACTTGATGAACAAGATTATTGTTCCTTCTGAACACGCGAAGTCTGCCTTCGAGACGACATCGTGGAAAGCGAGAAATCAAGCAGGCGAAGTGGTTGATGTAGGTTGCGTTACCCCAGTAGAAGCAGTATCTTTTCCAGCCAAATTCGTGCCCGAAGAGAACTTAGATATATCTTTGGACACCTCATTCAATTTTTTGACTGTGGCACAGTTGAGCCCCAGAAAGAACTTTGATAATTGTTTGAAGTGGTTTGTTGAAGAATTTCACGACGAGCCGGATGTGGGCTTGATTGTAAAGATCAATATGGCAAAAAACTGTCTTATTGATCGTCGCGCCACACAAGAGCGCCTTAAGCACATGCTGGCTGATTATCCTGATAGAAAATGTAAGATATATCTTCTTCACGGTGGCTTAAGCGATGGGCAGATGACATCGTTGTATTCAAATGATATGGTAAAGGCGATTGTTTCCACAAGCCATGGTGAAGGCTTTGGTCTTCCGCTCTTTGAGGCAGCACAGGTCGCCCTGCCAGTAATTGCTCCCAACTGGAGTGGTCACAAAGATTTTCTTTATATGCCTGTGCCAATAAAGAATAAAAAACCCGCAAAGACAAAGAATCGACCGATGTTCGCCAAGGTTGATTATCAGCTTAACCCTGTCCAGCCAGAAGCCGTTTGGCAGGATGTTATTGTTGCTGAGGCTATGTGGTGTTTTCCAAAGGAGCACTCATTTAAAAAGGCTCTTCGCACTCTTTATAAAGATGATGGGCTAGCGAGATCTCAGGCAAAGAAGCTCTGTGCACACATTGAAAACACTCTTTCTAGCGAGACACAATACGATGCTTTTGTCAACGCACTGGGTCTGACTTTTGAGCCGGTATCATTGAACGTGTCTGACTTGCTTGAATCATCAGTGCTTGATGTAGAAGTACATAGCTAGGGGATATGAAATATTTTTTAATTTCAGATTATCTACCAGATGAGGTGCTGGGAGGATGTGAAATAAATAACGAGCAGTTAGCGGCTCTTCTTCGCTCGCGTGGTCATCAGGTTGTGGAAGAAAAGTCCTGTTTTGTCGATGCAGAATACATACAGAATAACCAGCACGGATTTTTTATAGTTTCTAATTTTATTGAATTGTCTGATTTGTCTAGACAAGAAATAATGAAATGTCGATATGTTATATATGAACATGACCACAAATATCTTAAAAATAGAAATCCCGCCACTTACAAAGGCTTCCGAGCCCCTAGTGAAGATATAACCAATCGTCATTTTTATCACCGCGCTCTTGCAGTAATATGTCAGTCGAGCTTTCATGCGGATATAGTATATAAAAATTTGGCATTACCAAATATCATATCTGTTGGAGGAAACCTCTGGAGAGAAGACATGCTGGAGCACTTGGAAAAGTGTGCCGACGTAGAAAAAAAGAATAGTGTTGCGATATTAAACTCTCCCATATGGCATAAAAATACTGCCGGAGCAGTCGAGTATTGCATGAATAAAGGAATAACTTACGAACTCGTTTCTTCGTCGGACCAAAAAGCATTCCTTTCTTCGTTGGGTAAAAATGCTTCGTATATGTTTTTTCCGAAAACTCCTGAAACCCTTTCTCGTGTTGCATGCGAAGCAAGAATGCTTGGCATGAAGGTTATAACGAACAGCCTCGTCGCAGCAACAAAAGAAGAATGGTTTGACAAGAAGGGCAAAGATTTGGTCGCAGTGATGCGGCAAAAGAGAAAGGACATCCCAGAATTAATAGATACTATTTTTCTTCGTGATAATGAGGTTGTGTCAGAGAGGTTTTATCAGCCACAGAATAAAAAGGTTTCAATAGTTATGCCAGCCTATAACGATGAAGAATATGTTGCAGAAGCTTTGGACGATTTGTTGTCTCAAACATATTCAAATATTGAAATTATTATTGTTGATGACGGCTCCTCTGATAGCACTCCTGACATATGTCGTTCTTACGCTGACAAATATGATTGTGTATCGTTCTATGAAAAAGAGAATGGTGGTACAGGTAGTACATTAAATTATGGTTTTGAGCATGCCTCTGGGCATTATGGTACGTGGGTGTCTTCTGATGATCGCAGGGCATCAACCTGTATAGAGAAGATGGTTCATGCAATGGATACATACGATACTGAGTTGGTATTTACCGCATATCACAGCGAGCGGTTTGACCGAGCTTGGCGCTCATACACACCGGATGCATCCCCCCGCGGCTACAGGTGGGCACAAAATGGATTTATACACGATTCGCAGCCTTCGAAAAAAGTTTTTTTGGTCGACAATTGGGTTGACATTAATCTGGGATGTTGCCACTCTGGAGTATCGTTTTTATTTTCTATGGATCTGAAGAGGCGTTCCGGCGAGTATTTAGCAGTACCGGGCGAAGATTATCATATGGAGGTTAAAATGGGCATGTTGGCTAAGGACAACAAAGTCGCCTATATCGATGAAGTGCTGGGATGGCACCGGTTTCCTCCGGGCTCGCTGACCTCTACAAACGCCGCATGCGTTTTAGACGCAGAAAGAATTACAAAATCTATGATTGTACATTGGAAAGAGACAGGAGAGATTAATGCATAAGAAGACTGTAGTAACTGTCACTGGTATTCGACCTGATTTTATTCGTATGTCACAGGTGTTCAAGGAACTTGATTCTGCCGATTGGTGTGAACACATATTAATTCACTCTGGACAGCACTATGATGAACTATTGTCTGGCGTATTTTTTAAAGACCTAAGCATCAGAAAACCAGATTATAATTTGGCAATCGGTTCTGCCGGAAAAAGCCATTATCAGCAACAAGCTGACCTCGGACCTGCGATTATCAATCTCTTTCATGATAACAATATACAGCCGGATGTGGTATTGTTCTTGGGAGACAGTAATTCAGTTTTAGCGTCTGTACCTCTTCGAAAAGAGGGGTACAAAGTGGGGCACATCGAAGCGGGAATGAGGAGTTACGATGAGCGGATGCTGGAAGAGATTAATCGCAAGGTGTGCGACCATGTGAGCAATTATCTTTTTGTGTATCACGAGAATTATAAACAAAAGGCATTGCGAGAGGGAATATCTGAGGACAAAATATTTGTAGTCGGCAATACTATTAATGAGCCGCTTCAAGAGATCGCGGATCTATCTTATGTCGGCAAAGCAGAACACATCTTGCTCGACATTCATCGTCCAGAAAATTTCCAATACAAGGAAAGGCTCACAAGTATTTTTAAATATGTCAATGAAGCTGCCGCCCATTTTTCTTTGCCAGTTAAGATGGTATCATTTGGAAGAACAATGTGCGCTTTAAAAGAATACAATATTGCTCTTGGGGTAGTTCAGCCAATACCAATGATGGGATATAGAGATTATATTAGGTGCCAACAAGATAGTTATTTTATTATAAGCGACAGCGGTACCGCACAGGAAGAACCTGCGCTGTTGAGCATTCCCGTTGTCGTCCCAAGAGATTTCACAGAGCGCCCTGAATCGAATGAGAATGGTTGCAGCACTCTTTTATCACTAAGCGACACCTCCTATAAAAAGGCGATCCGCTGGGTAGAAGGATGGTCAAAGGAGCGGTGTGACACAGTGTGGATGGGAGATGGCATAGCGTCTAAAGCGATTGTGCACACCCTCAAGGAGGTATTATGAAAATAATTGGCTTTTCTCAATTGCGGAATGAATTGTCAAATGAGAATTTGGAAAATTGGTTTCGTTGTATGGAATTGTGTGATTATATCTACATCTATGATCAGGCATCGACCGACGGGAGTCAAGAATATTATAAAAAACACAAGAACACTGTGGTTATTGAATCGCCGGTAAATGATTTTGAGCGGGAAATTTCCTGTAAGGCGGTATTGTTAGATCGTCTTTTAGCCGACCATCCGGATACTGATTGGATTTACTGGATCGATGGGGATACCATCCTAGATGGAAGGCTTATGAGAGATAATTACAGAGAACTGCGCGGTGTTTTAAAACACGCAACTGAGCAGAAGATAGATGGAATTGTACTAGGGCATTATAATTTGTGGAGAAGCGATGTATATTATCGAGTTGATAATGATTATGATTGGTTTCATCGAAATGGACGCCGGGTCTTTTGGAGAAACAATGGCAATCTAAAATTTGTTGACAACGGCGGATTACATCAGCCACAATTCCCACACGGATTACGCAATCAGATGCGCATTGATAGAGATTTGATCCATCGTGGTTTTGCAACCGATGAACAAATTATGAATAGATATAATCTGTATAAATCGAAAGGACAAACTGGTCCAAACCTAGATAGATTAATAGATGAAACGGGTCTTCGTGTCGAACGCCTACAGGATGATATATTGCCAGATTGGTATAAGGTTTCTGATACACTACCCCCCACGAACAAAACAAAGCTGGGGGGGTCCACAGAATGAATAAAAATATTGAAGTCATAACTCTTGTTTATAAGTCAGTAAGTTATTTGCGCTTTATTTGTGATCAATTGCAAAGCGATCTGTGCAAGGCTGAAGGCTGGGACGTCGGAGTTCGCGTGGTTGCCAATGATGCGGAACCTGAAGTCATAAAGGAGTTGTCCGAGATGGATATAAAATATTCCGTCTTTAACAACCCCACACAAGACGAATTTTATTTAAATAGGGTATATCGGGCATACAATTATGCAGTAACCTCAAGCGAATATGATAATGTATGCTTAGTTAACTCTGACCAAGTTTTCTGTGATGGGTGGTTGAGCAACCTTTTGAAACATCACGATGGTGTCAATATTCCTTGTAGCCGATTGGTAGAAAGTGGAAAGATGGAAAGCGGCATGCATGGTATTAATATCATGAGAGCGACAGGAAAGCATTTCGGAAGACACCCAGACGAGTTTGATATGGAGGGATGGTTGTCATATGCAGAGAAAGTCAAAGAAGCTCGCATCTCCCCCGGAGGGTTGTATATGCCATGTGTTTTAGAAAAATCTCGTGTTGTTGAGAGTGGATTATATCCGGAAGGAAACATATTTCTTGAACAGGGAAACAAGCTGGTTGTTGGGTATCCTAATGATAGACCAGTATGGCGTGCAGGAGATGACTTTTATTTTCACCATATTCTTGAGCCAAAGTACGGCATGAAACATATTACTGTGTTTGATTCGCCGGTATACCACATTCAAGAGGGAGAGAAAGATGAGTAGCTCATCGGAGATACATCACTCTGCTCTCGTTGCTGCCATAGCGGTTGTATATCATCCGAAAACTTATTTAGAGTTGGGCTTATACGAAGGAGAAACTTTCGACAAGGTTAAGCGGTACTTGCCACAATGTAGGTGCATCGGCGTCGATATCAAAGAGGTTCCGATAGATGGTGAAATGTACGCCTGCACCACAGATCAATTTTTTGAGACATTTGAGGGCACTGTTGATATGGTTTTTATCGATGCGGATCATAAATATGAAAGCGCATTAAAAGACTTTGAGAATAGCTTAAAGATTTTAAGCCCCGGTGGGTGCATACTCCTTCATGACACAGACCCCGAAAATGATGAATTATTTGCACCGGGCTACTGCGGAAACTCTTATAAGATTGTTGATCATCTGGAGGCAGACGAGAATTTAAACATTGTAACTTTCCCATGTAAAGAAGCTGGCATTTCTATCATCACTCGGAAGGGCGAGACAAGGACACACCGGAGGAAAGGCAGCAAATGACTATCACAATGGGCGAACTTTTTAAGTATTGTAGAGACGAAGCATTAGAAATTAAATATGCGTTTGATATTGGCACCCAAGACGGACGCGACGCTATCGTTTTCCAACACCATCTTCCCAATACTATTATCTTTGCGCTGGAAGGAAATCCAGACACATATTCGAAGCACAGTGGGCGCTTTAAAGAAAATTTATCTGGCATCAATTATATCAATTTAGTAATTGCAGATAAGAATGCGCATTCTGTACCTTTTCATAAAAAAACACCCACCGAGTGTGATCCTCTCCGCGACGGTATTTCTGGATTAAGAGACCGCGGGTCGAAGTACGCCGGAGAAACATGCTTGGTTAAAACTAGCAGATTCGATACATTTTGTAAGCAAAATAATATCCCTCAAGCTGATCTGGTAAAAATAGACGTAGAGGGTTGCACATATGAGGTTTTGAAAGGCTTTGGAAAAATGTTGTCAACCGTGCAGGTGTTTCACCTAGAAACTGAACAAACACAACTCTTTAAAGGTCAAGTGACAGAAGATGAGGTTTTTGATTTTTTAATCTCCTCGGGCTTTCACATGGTCAGGCATAGCCACTGCTGTATAACCCAATATGATTCTATCTGGAGAAAAAACAAATGACAGGCTGGTTAATTAACGACACTTTGACTTGCATACCAAACACAAAGACTCTTTGGCATGACTTGTTGGATTGGTTTCCAAGACTGGAAGATAAAACAGGTGGTCACACTTCGTTTGAAAATTTGGCTGATACCATTGAAAAAAACTTACAGAATGAAACAGCCCCAGACTATATCATCAGAAATGCAACTTTTTTTCGCAGACTGAGTGTCGACGTTCCCACAATTAGTTATTTACAAGATGTGTACACAGACCAGAGGCTTTGGCATCAAATAGAAGTGTGTAACAACTCAGTAATTACTGTTTTCAATTCTTCATTCGTGCACAATATATACGCGCCTAAAATAGATTGCGAGACTTGTATTATTCCTATAGGAACTGATTTTGAGCATTTTTGTAAAGAAAGTGTAGAGCCAATTGATATACTTCCAGATTCTATTTTATATGTAGGGTCTTCGGACGTGACTACAAAGGGTTTTGATGTGGTTTTGGATCTGATTGACAACACGGATTATAATTTTTGTTTAGTAATGAAGCATGAGTATGAGCTTGAGCATCCAAGGGTTAAGGTTTATAATAGTGTAGAACACCAAGTGCTCAAACAAATCTACAACCAGTGTTCTGTTCTTATTTGCCCATCAAACATAGAAACGCTACACTTGGCTGGCATTGAGGCGGGCGCCTGCGGTACTCCGATAGTTGCAAATCCGGTCGGGATATACAGTGATCTGAAAGGGGATCCTCGTTGGGGACATTTGGTGACAGACGGCGATTTTAAAACCTCGCTCGAAAAAGTATTAAGAGACCCGACCGCATATAATCCTCGTGAGGTTTTCTTGGGTGCCGGGTTAGACAAAGCGACGTCTCACAATAAATGGAAAGAGCTTATTGAAAAGGTGATAGGATAAAGATGAAAATTTTAGTTGTCGGGGGCGCAGGGTATGTCGGCGGTCACATGGTCGATCTTTTGTCCGAGAACCATGATGTGACTGTATATGATTTGCTTTTATTTGAAGGCAGATATATGAAACCCACAAGGTTTATCTACGGAGATGTACAGGATACGAAAAAACTGGGCGCAATCATTAATGACTATGATGCGGTTGTGTGGTTGGCTGGCATGGTCGGCGACGGCGCATGCGCTGTCAACCCCTCCCTAACAACCGCCGTCAATTATGATTCGGTCAAGTGGCTTGTCGACAATTATAGCGGAAAGATCGCATTCCCCTCGACGTGCTCCATTTATGGAATTAACAACGACCTTATCGACGAAGAGGCAAAGCCAAACCCGCTGTCTCTTTACGCAGCTACAAAGCTTCAAGCGGAAACATATATACGGAAAAACTCCAGTGATTATATTATCTTTAGACTTGGCACACTGTTCGGACTGGGAGATGAACACTCAAGGATCCGCTTAGATTTGGTTGCTAACATCTTGTCGATGCGCGCAGCCAAGGGTGAACCCTTAACGGTGTTCGGCGGTGAGCAGTGGAGACCATTACTGCACGTTAAGGACGCCTCTCGCGCCTTTGCGTATGCTCTAGAAAACAACATTACCGGTTACTATAACTTGTCGTATGAAAATTATACAATACAAAAGCTGGCTCATGAAATAGCCGAGTATATTCCAAATACTAAAATAAAATATGTTGATATGCCTTTTGAGGATTTGAGGAATTATAAAGTAGATAATTCTAAGTTTTCTCAGTATGGGTGGGAGCCTAAATATTCTCTTAAAGATGGGGTCAATGAGGTGTATAATATTATTATTGAGGAAAGAATTAAGGATACAAATGATGTGATATATTCTAACGCGAGATATATTAAAGAGACTGAGGGAGATGTGTAAGTGAAGCTGCAAGCAATGAAGGGTGGCATTTTCGCCGACGATAGGGGCAAAATAAGATTTGTTAACGATTTTGATTTTGCAGAAGTTAAGAGATTTTATCAGGTTGAAAACCATCGTCAGGGATACATTCGTGCGTGGCACGGTCATGTTCATGAGGGCAAATATGTTTATGTAGCAAGAGGTACTGCTTTAATTGGAGCGGTGGACTTGCAGCAACCGGACGAAGCCCCGCAGAAGTTTGTTCTGACAGCGGAAAGCCCACAGGTCTTGTGGATACCTCCAAACCACGCTAATGGGTTTATGAATCTTGAAGAAGGTACAATCATATTATTCTTTTCCACATCGACCTTGGAAGAAAGCGCTGGCGATGATATTCGCTTTCCTTATGATAAATGGAATATATGGGAAGAGGATTATCGATAATGACGTTTAAACAATATTATGAATATTATTTAAGCCTTCATCAAAACAGATGGACCCGTCGTTTGCACGTTTTCGGACAGTTAGCAACAATACTGTTCGTCGCGGTGTGTGTGTCCAAAGGGGCGTGGTTTGCACTCTTGTTTGCTCCTTTTATTGTATATCCTTTTGCTTGGAGTGGACATTTCTTTTTTGAAAAAAACAAGCCTGCTGCGTTTTCAAGACCCATATGGGCGAAGGCTTGTGATTGGGTAATGTTGAAAGACATTATTCTTGGGAGAGTAAAATGGTAAAAGTATTAATTCTCGGAAGCACTGGTATGTTGGGAAGCGCTGTTGGGAAATGGTTCTTATCGCAACCAGAAAAATATAAAATTTGTTTGACTTATAGAAATAATAATGTAAGCTATGGGGATAGTAAGATACATTTTGATTGTTTGTCTGGGACGATAGACCAGCTTCATGTGGGTGAATATGACTACGTTATTAATTGTGTTGGTACAATCAAACCGTTCATGAAGGACAATCCAGTTTCAGCAATCCAAATCAATTCCATTTTTCCATGGAAGCTATCCCGCCGATGTGCCCATGCGGGTACAAAGCTAATCCATATTACAACTGACTGTGTATATTCTGGTGCCAAAGGCGCATACTCAGAAGAAGATTTACATGACGCTTTGGACGACTACGGTAAAAGTAAATCTCTCGGGGAGCCGACAGGTTGTATGGTGCTTCGAACGAGTATTATAGGAGAAGAAATACATAAGGGCGCTAGCTTAGTTGAATGGATAAAATCCCAAAAAGGAAAGCCGGTGAACGGCTACACCAACCACGATTGGAATGGAATTACAACCCTTCAATATGCAAAGATTTGTGATAATATAATTACTAACAATTTGTATCAAGAGGGGACCTATCATATCCACTCGCCTAAACCAGTTAACAAATATGAGCTTGTGACCCTGTTGGGAAACAAGTTCGATTTGGGAATTACAGTTAACCCGTATGAAGCGCCGGTGAGAATCGACAGAACACTGGCAACTGTAAACGATCTTTGTTCAGGGGTTGAGGTACCATCAATCGAACAACAAATAATGGAAATGTAGTATGCAACCAGATTTATCAAAAGAAGAATTAACTTTATTAAGAAATCAACTTGCAAGAGAGTTAAAACACTTTTATCAATCTCCTAGAGAGTGGGATGATTGGAATTCCATATATCAGCTTGACAAGCTGGATATTATATTAAAAAAAATAGATTCATGTTTACAGAAAGGAGAAAACAATGAAATTATCTGATCAGGCAGCAACTTGTATTATGGGCGCTCTACAAAAGGGGATCCTAGAGAGAACTGATATTACCGAGATTTTAAAAAACTTCGAGTTTGACAAGTCCCCGGAGACTAAGCGCTGGGGTGGACACGGCGAACTAATTGTAAAGAACCCACCGAATTTTAATATGACAATTGCCGATTCTGAAGAAGGAGTTGGATAATGCCAGAATACACATACAGGTGTGGTGCTTGTAGTGTGATATATGATCGTAGGCACTCCATAAAAGAAAAGTTGATAGACTGTGAAGAGTGCGAGGCGACCGGTACGCTTGTACGAATACCATCTGCACCATTAATCTTAAAAAAAGATACAAGTCGTGGTAAAATAGGTGAGCAGCCGGGAAAGGTAGTAAAAGATTTTATTTCTAATGCTAAAGAAGAAATAAAGAGAGAAAAGGAAGACCTCACAAAAAGGGAACACTAAGGTATGGAATTAATATACGCATATTACGGCTTAATATTCAGCATGCTGTTGAATATATATTTATTATTTATTGTACGAACTCAGCACGCAAGGGAAAGGTTGGTGCTTAAAACGTCTGAAGAGATGATAGCCATCTCAGAGAGGTTTTCTCATGAGCTTAAACAATTAAAAGATGATACGGAAGAAGTATAATGTTGGTATTAATATTTTTTTTACTTTTGGTGTCTTTGTTAGTTAATATTTTGTTGGTCTGGTATGTGCGGAAGGTGATGGAAGAGGTAGCTCCTCTTCATTTGCGTACAATAGAAATGAGGGACGCGATTGATGAGTATGCACAATATGTGGAGGGGGTCTCTGAGCTTCCCTTATATTATGGAGATCAAACAATCAAAGACCTTGTTGAGAATACCAAAATGATGGTAGGCGAATTGGAATATTATAAAAATAGTTTTATATTTGAAAGCGAGGAAGAGCAATTTGAAGAAGCAGAGACGGAAGCGCAAGGCGAAGAGTAATTATTATTTCACGCAAGATCATGAAGATGCCATTGTGCGATATGCTTCTTCAAGCGACAGAAAAGAAAAAGAACAGATTTATATAGAGTATGTCGGTCCAGTATTTAATGAGATGGTGGACAAGATTGTATATACTTATAAGTTCACAACACTTCCCAATATTGATGTATTAAAGGAAGAGTGTAAAATATGGCTGACCACAATTCTTGACAAATATGATCCCAATAAAGGATCCAAAGCCTTTTCTTATTTTAGTGTAATTACTAAAAATTGGTTTATTCACAAAGTTAAAAAGCACTCTACTCGTCTCCGCCGCGAAGTACAGTTTGATGATGTTGCTAAAGAGTTAGAGGAACGATATGCCTCTTCCAACAACGCATACGATAAACATCGTGAAGAGGCGGAGTTTTGGAATTATTTATGGACCGAAATAGAGGTGTGGGAGGGCGAACTTCTTAAACCAAATGAAAAAAAGGTTTTAAATGCAGTCAAACACCTTTTATCTAACTGTGATGACATAGAAATTTTTAATAAAAAAGCTATTTATCTATATCTAAGAGAATTGACCGATCTGAATACAAAGCAGGTTGTTAATAACCTTAATAAACTTAGAACCAGATATAGGAGCTTTAAGACAAAATGGACAAACGGGGAGATCTAAGAGGCTTAGAGTCTTATCTAGAAGAAGCAATTAAAAACATTCGAGATGATCGAGCCATAACTTCTGCACTCTTGACAGAAGTCATGACTTATATTAAAAAAAACGAACAACATCACAAAGAAGTCGGTCCAGTAGCTGCGAAGTATGTAGAAACGTTGCAGCGCTCTAATGAGCAACTAGTAAAAATCGCATCACTCTTACAAAAAAAAGAGCAGAAGTTGCGAGAAGGATTGACAGATGAAGATCGCAACGATATTTTTGACATTATTGGTGGGGGTGACGACAGTGACGTGGGATCCCACTAATTTTCAATACGGACAACTTAATGATGTAAGGGTACCGGCTTTTTCGCCTGTGCCCATTAAAGACCGCAGCTTCTGGAGCATTCTCGAAGAAATAGTCGCAGCTTATTATAAGGTTAGCACATTTAATAATACAGGTCCTTATAAGGGCTACGTTTTAAAAGTCTTAGATGCGGTAGAAAATCCGATAACCCCCGCAGAGCCAATTCCCAACCCCGCCGCCGCCGAAGGGTGGGCAGACTTTCTTCCCGAGGCTGGCGGCAAGCGCATCAAGCTAGTGGTCCGGGTACCAGAGGTACACTCAACACTTCCCGTACCAAAGTCGCTCGGGGATCAAGCCACTCCGGAAGATAAAAAAATTATTGATCAGTATGATGTGTTTGTCGCCCAATACTTAGATATGGTCCCCCCTGCGGTTAACGATATCGTATGGGTTGATTGGTTACAAAAGGCTGGTCCTGACTGGACCGAGCCAGTATATATTGCCCCAATAAACGCCACGTTCCCCGGACCCGACGCAGAAACCCTCAAGGCTCTCTTGGCACATCTACAGGGGTGTAACAACACCTACAAGAGAAGGGGCGCCACAGGTGATCCAATGCCCGGTGTCAACGCCGTGCTAGAACCGTATCAAGGGCTCCCTCGTTTAAAGATAGCAAACGAGGATCTTAAAGATAATATGAACAAGAACCCAACAGAGGCAAAAGATTGGGTTGTGAACGAGAAGGAAGAATATAACAAGGTTGCTTATGAGGAGTGGAAGAAAGCCCTTAAACAAAAGGGTAAGTGGCGTCTTAAGACTTGGTATGGACATGTCAAGGGCAATGGAGAACTCGACGTCCTGCACACACCAGTCAAGAGAAGCGCTTTGATTGTGGCGCCATATTATTTCGATCACGCGAAGCCATGGGAATTAATTTACTGGTTCCACGGTCTCGAAGGGTTCGCCACAATGAACTTTACCGACAGATACGTGCCCCAGATAAATAGGATGATCGAACAGAATAGAAACTTTGTTCTTGTGATACCTGAATTACCATGGTCAATGCGAGGTACTGGCAAAAAAAACACAATGAAGGAAAAAGGTAGTGCACTATCTGGATCTCGCCGACAAGAGGGCGCTTGGGATTCTACTGGTGCAGGGCGAACGGAAAAGCACGTCAAAGAGACACTTGCCGCTCCCGCAGCAGTCGGGTTTGACAAGTTTATTGAATCGGCGTATGGGATTAAAAATGAACACACATGGGGAGGAAATTTAGTCACTTTTCACAACAACGTTACTAAAATTATTGCAGTCCACCTCTCCGGGCTCCCATCAAATCACGAGAAAACCGGCGACATTAAAGACTGGATAACCCCGCCAGAGATGGTAAGTATATTTGGTCATTCAAACGGCGGCTCGGCAATTGCCCGCGCTGCTCAAGAAGGAGCGCTTAAAATAATTAAACCTGATCGTATTTTCTTTTCCGACTCTGATTATAAGTGGAAGTCTTACGATACAATGACCGCAATTGGCGCCACTTGGAAACATTATGTAAAGGACAGTCCAAAAAGAATTTGGATGACAACCTTGACTGTGACAAAAACGCCAACCGCGCAAGCTAAAAAATTCTTCACTTCATTGACCACTAAGACCGAACGGGATAAGCACGATATATATTGGCTTCAAATGGATCCTCCGGGCAAAAAAGATCATGGCTGGTGTGGCGCAAACGCACTTTTAATTGTGCACCCGGAACACGCAAAGAAGACAAAAGCAAAGGTAGAGGCAGCGATTCAAGACGTTTTTGGTAAAACTGTCCCCGGCTTCGGCGCTACAGAGGCAGCCGTTGATGAAGCAGCATCTTCTACAACAGGAGCAGATGCGGATGCGAAAAATGTAGCAGAGGACGCTCCCGCAGAAAGCCCTGAAGAGGCAGATGCAGCAGCCGCTGAAGCCGCCGCGGCAGGAGCAGAAGCAGGGGCGCAACCAGTTTCTGGGAGTGCCACGTCGCCAACGGTTTCAAATGAAGGAGAAGCCCGTACTCAACAGGGTCCCCCGTCTTCCGCAAGTGTTCAACCGAAACAATCCACAACTCAAGACCCCCCAAAGCCAGATTGGAAAACTGCCGAAGGTGTACCCTATAAAGAAAACAGGGTTTATATTGAGGATTACGGGGGAACTATCAAAGATAAAAATAGTAATTTACTTGTACCTGTCTCTCCGTCTAATGGTAGAAAGGCACACGTCCTCGTTGCAAAGCGTTGGGACGCAATGAAAAAAGCCGCGAAAGCAGACGGATATACACTTTCAGTCGGCTCGGCATGGCGCCCTCATAAATGGAAGAGCAGAGCAGAATATGAAGCGAAGTGTATAAAAGAGTATGGTTCTGTTAAAGACGCGGCAGAATACATTGCGTTTAATTCGCCTCATGAAACTGGCATGGCACTGGATATCACTGGTCATGGTATGACAATTCATACCAAGGCTCCAAAGGGTCCAAACGCAGAACCTCCAGCCGGTCCCCGCGACCGCACTCAGCAAAAAGCATATCACAAATCATTACCAGTGTGGAAGTGGCTTCACGCAAATGCATATAAATACGGCTTCACCCCCTATAAGAGCGAGGCTTGGCATTGGGAGGTTCGCTTACCAGCCAAAGCGTGGGCAACAGGAGAGGAATATACAGATGATTATTCAGTTCGCGTAACTGACATTGGTGGTCAAAAAAAGCCCCAGAGCGGCACATCTACAACGGGAGGAGGTACAACCCCACCCGTCAAACCCTGTGTGACACTCGCCGGCGGCAACTCGGTCCCCGGCGCAGGCGGACGACCTGTGATATTTGCCACCCCCACTGCCGTACCGGGTCTTGGTAAAAAGCTGTTCCATGGTCCTTTGGGCGGAGAGGCTGCTTTTGGAGGGCAGAGCTTCGGAAAATTTATGAAGATAATGCAAGGATTTTGTATACATGAGACCGCTGGCTGGCCGAGCAACATCTACCAGAGAATAAAAAAACAACCAACTACAACATGCGGAGTTACGTGGTGGCATTGCACGGACGGTAACGTGATGAAGACAGCCCACACCGCACAATTCGGCTGGCATTGTAGTGGCGGAAGCAGAACCTCCACTATGAATGAAATGACCAATATGGGTCCAGTACAGAAACAATATCGACATCGCCTCAAGGCGATGATCGCGCAAGGAATCCATGTTGTTACAAACAAGCCGGGTAAAGATTGGGGAGATATTTTGGCGGATGGTCCCAAGATATTGAACGCTCCCAACGTGCTTATGTTGCCAACCCCCCAGACCTTAGAATCGCTTTGGCAAACAATATATTCCATTCACAAACATCCGGAGGACAATTCCGAGGCAATCTGGAAGTATGGAGGCAAGAAAGGGAACACTGTGATGAATCTTCAGATCCAGTTCCCATGTGTTGTGAAAAGCTCGGGTAAATTTTATTTTACTCGCTGGGCAGGCATGCCTGTCGGAGGCAAATTCGATCAAAAGGTGCTGGGCAAATGGTGGATGGACACGGAACCTGCTGGTATCTTTTGCCATTGGAACTGTGGTCACCATGGTGATGGGATGAATGGTGCATATTATTGCTATGCCCGAGCAGATGGCTTTTCTCACGCTGATGCTTACTATGCAATGGTCGGCGCAGCGTGCTCGACAAAAATGGAAAAGGGTGAATATGGAAAGATGCCGTATGCACCTCTGCCAAATAAAGCGATGGTGGCAATAGGACAGGACAAATATCCCTTTCCCCTCACTGCCAAGACATATGTCTCCTGCCATAAAGATGCAAGACAGTGGCACTGGGGAGCGAAATCCGAACCTAAAAAACCAGATCACCCATCAGTCGTTGAGTGGAAAAAGCTTGTAGCCGCCAATCCGAGTTGGATTGGAAAGATGGTATAACCCCCACGTAAGGAGATTGACATGAGTACTGTTAATACAAAAACACCAGCAATCCAAACAGGCGGCACCGATCCGCGTTATGGCAAGAGAGATTCTCCAGAACAAAAAAAAGCCAACGCGCAAAACCTTGGCATCAATCATGACCATATGCCTGCTCCAGTGCCGAAATATATTTCGAGCCCTTCCGATACGATTATAAAAAATCGATATAATTCATGGATAATTTTAGGTCGTGACAGGCATTCAACCTTAGCTAGTGGTTTTGGCGCTACAGGCGATAGTCATGCAGCTTCAATAGATATTGTTGCCGGTTTGATGGGCTCAAATGCAGCTAGTAACAATGTTATGACCGGAGAGGAAGTATATTGCGATCCCAGCATGGATGATGATGCAGCCCGCATATATATCAGTCAAAAAACAAATATAGACAACAATTTTAAACTGGTTGACGGGAGGGTCGGCAATTCAGAAAATAAATCTGGAATTGCCATCAAAGCTGATGCAATTCGCATTATCGGTCGAGAGGGAATCAAACTGATCACTCGTGGTGATGTAAAGAACTCGCAAGGTTCGGATATTTTAAGTACCGTGGGGGTTGATATTATTGCGGGAAATATCGACGACGCTTCCGCGAATGCGGATTTGCAACCCATCGTAAAGGGTACAAACCTCGCCGCCGCCCTCAGAAGACTGTCCCTTCATGTGGCTTCTTTAAATGGGATTGTGAATACTCTTTTATTAATTCAAAATGATTATAATATAGCACTGATGCATCATTTTCACGCATCTCCGTATTTTACGGCTCCAACAACACCATCAGAGGTGGCAGTCATCGAGGGCAATGAGGCAATGATAAAACATTTAACCGAGACTCAAGAATCTCTTAAGAAAAACAAAGACAATATTGGTGCTTGGCAAAACATTTATCTGAAGCCGCATGGCAAGAGATATATCAATAGTCGCTGGAACAAAGTTAATTAAGGAGGTATAGATTATGCCAACGGCGTACACAATAGACACCCTGCCTTATTTTGTGCCACAGAGCACAAGAGACGAAATCAAGGCTACTAAATATAATAACCCCGAGAAATATACCTTTACCACAACACTTCCGGGCTCCACCACTGGTGGACAGGTGAACGCTCGCCTGATTGCCAACCTCAACATGAAGAAGAAGTCTTGGACTATCCCATTCAATCCTTCGTTGGACTGGGAACAAGGCTACGATCTTTTGGACAAGGAGGGTATGATCGGAGAGGCTCCACTTTTTTTGGATGCCACAACCGCCAATCTCGAAGATGTTCAGAACAAACAGTACTGGTCGGTAAACATTCCATATGATTATGAAGCGCAAGAAAATAAGGTTCAACAAGAAAATATTCATGCATATGTAATGGCGCAGGTAGAAGAGGAAATCGAGAAAACCCAGTGGGAGCTTCTGCCAAACGAGCATCACCTGCTCATTCCATCTCCCATGGGCAGTATGGATAGCGAACTGGAACTCCTCATCGGTGGGCTTAGTTTTACAACCACAAAGAAGCATCTCTTGGCATACGTTGCCCGGTTCCCTCAAACAGAACCATCTGCAATAAATCCAGAACGAAAGCTTATAATGGAAAAGCTTCAGACTGTCGGAACTATACACCCCGATGCCACTGAAGCAACTCCGAATTCTGGAGAGGGTGAAGAAAAACCTGTCGATCCGCCGGAAGAGCAATTGCCGGATCCAATTGGTCCAGCAACTCACTATGTTAGTCGGTTTTCTACTCACTCATCTGGCAAGAACAAGGGCAAGCCTAGAACTATTAGCAATGGTCCTCACGCAGGCGGGACGCGAGGTACCGAAATTTGGAATGCTTCCGGCACCCCAAGATCAACTATCGGAGACCTCCCCCATAACGCGCAAGTGTTGGTGGAGGACGAATTTCTTGGACCGAAAAGAGAAATGTCTCGTATTAAAGTTGTTGATATGTCGACTGGCAAAATTACGACTGATTGGGTGGATGACGCGCCACCAGATGCGGTTCTCGCTATGGACTCGGCAGAAGGTCCATTTTATATTAAAAGCCGCCACTTGGGTCGGTGTAAGGGGACTGAGAAATCATTACCAGTGGCAGAACCACTCCCACCGGCAGAACGGAAAGCTCACCACCGTGCCCATCCATGGCCGGTTGATTGGACTGAGTTGAAGTCGGCAGGCTATTATTGTTATTATGATGTTAAAACAGATGAATATAAAATAAAGGTAAACTCTCCGAGAAGTCGATTGCCAATCGACGATCAAGAGCAGGAACCCAAAGCCTTCACAAGTGGACAAGAATTTATGGCGTCTGCCGACGTCAAGAAAATTGTGGAGAAAGCTGTTAAAGATCTTCTCAGTTACTATGATAAAAAGAAACTTCGAGGAAAGAGCCTCGACGTTTTTTTAAACGCGCCTCACGGACCATATATCCCTTTGACTAATCAAGGCACCGACGGCTTGCATTTAAATCCTCGTACCAAAGAGGTTGACGCGCTTGTTTGTTTTTCTGCTAAATACTTTGACGCTATTCCAGATCGAGAATACGACAAGCTTCACTTTGTATCGCCGGGTAAATTTGCCGCACCGCGCTCCGTGCATTTTGCCCTGAGCACTTTCGAATGTCGAGTTGAGTACGCTTTCGCACAAGTTTATCACCACGCAAAACTTCTTCGCAAAAAGCCAGCCTATGCAGAGCACGCCGCTGCCCTTGATCGGGCAGCGAAGACCTTGGCGCTATTTCCGTCTATTATGAGGGAGTATTTGATGCTAAATGGTGTTGGTTCTGATCTTCTAGAGTCAAAAGAATTGACAATTGAAATTGGAATGACGGAAGGCTTCTCCCCGCAATACATTTTATTAAACCAAGGAGATAAAGTCTCGACGCCGATGATGGTGGGTTTTGACGGTTTTGAGCTTCTTGATATTGCTTGGGAACCCGCGGCTCTTCACTTTCTCTATTCCATGGAGAAGATGATTGCACAAACCGCACAAGAACCTGACATAGATTCTGTTACATTTGCGCAAACTTATTTTTATCCGGTACCAAAATTTTATCCCTCTGCTGAAACAGAAAAGCCAGAAGATCTTCCAGAAACCCCACTCGCTACCAATTCTTCTAAATCTAAAGAAAAGGATCCAGCCAGTTTATCACAAGAAAAGCTGAACGAAGAACTCAAGGGCGACCCGAAGCGTGGAAAATCCCCATCGGAACTATCTTCAGAAAAGGCTAAGCTGGCAGACACCAGTCGAAAAATAAAAATATTTCAACACCGCGGTCGAGCTTTAGACTTTACTGGTGATAATCTCGCGGGGGATTTGGTCTTCTTGGCTAACAACGTGAAGACGGTTGATGATGTATATAAGCATGTGCTCAATAAAACAAACATAGAGCAGCTTGGGCAGATTGCGATGTCGGCAATAATGTGTAGCATGACTGACGATGAGCGAGCGAGGCTGATGTTGGCAAAGCTTATTGCAGCCGCTACCGCCGAGTGCATCTTACAAATTGTTGATGAAATCAAAAAGCAATATCCAGAAGACTTCAAAAAAGCTGCAAAAAAGGTTAAAGAAGAAGATCAAAAAGAAGAAGAAGAGACCGGGAAATCACCCGAGCCTCCCGCCCTCTCCAACAATTTGACAGATGATAAAGGAAACCCTTCGGAGATTAAAATTGCAAAAGCAGCCGACGCACAAAGCGTTGTACATAAGGCTACATATGCGGGCGCCTGCTCCCCCGGCGATCTGGACGGCAGTGGAGAACAACTGTCCTCAGAGTTGACCGAGGAACAAAAGGCAGTGTTAAAGGAAAAGGGTTCACACGAGCCAACGACACCAGTCACCACCGCCGGAGGGACTTCTTCCGCAGAAACCAATAAAACAACCGCTGAGAAAATATCTGAAAAAGATCACAAACGAATTTTGCTACAGTTTGCCAACGACACCAAGGGGAATTATCAAATAGCCCGTCCAATTCTTCAAAGGTTGGTTATGGCATGCGTACCCGATCATGAAATTCAAGATGCTATTAATTCTTTTTTCGATAAAGCTGATACGGTTGCGTCTTTGATTCCTCCTGTGCCAAAAGCTCCAACGACGTCCTACAAGGACGATGCTAAAACGTCGGACCCTGAAGCTGATCGTGTAGACAAGGTTTCCAAAGGAATTCAAGCGGCAATTGCCGGTGTCCTTTTGGCTGCTGTTTTATTAATCTTAGCACAGCTTAAAAAGGCGGTCGACGAATCGTGCGAGGAGGACTTCGGCGGCGCAGAGGGTGCCATCGATCCTGAGATTGCAAAAGAAGCATTTTCTGATGCGGGGATCCCCGGAGAACTTGCGCCGGAGTTCATGGAATGTTTATCAAAACAATTGTCACCGTCAGAGATGCAAGACCTGCTTCATGGAATTATATCAGATGAAGTACGCGCAGCAATTCAATATTGTGCAGCAAAAACAACGCCTTCTGATAACAGTGAAGAACATATATCTGATTATATGAACAATCTGCCTCGCGCATTTGATAAATTGCTGCGTATGATACCCCCAGATACTTTTGATAATTTAGATTCCGTCAAACCACCACAGGGAAATCCACCCGCCTCTGGATTATTGTGCGACGGTGATGATGATGTATTATCAGCCGCAGTAGACCCTTTAGAACAAGCCGGTCGAGATCGAAAGCGCGAACGCGCTAAGCGCATATCCGACATTCTCGACAACGCTGACACTTTGTTACCTTCGATGCCGCCGATTTCATCAGACTGTGGAGAAGAGAGTTTGGTACCGAGAGATACTGCATCTGGAATGATGATGTTGGACAAAGCCGTTAATGCAATCTTCCTTGGAGCAAAGATGGCGTTTCACGAAGACGCCATAGGCTTTGCCGATGCTCTGGTTGTTAAAGAACTCTCTGGCGCTCAAGAAGGCGATGTTGATTTTATTAGAGAAGGTACAGACGACGAGCTAGAAGACGCGCCATCCAAACTTAAGTATGTGGATCCGTCTGATGGTCAGTTGTATACTAAAAAGGGCGCGGAAAAGAAAAACAAAAAAAATCAAAAGGTACGCCCCCGCGTGGCGCCCCGGTTACGACAAAGTTTCGAGAAAGCCGTCGATCCGGACAACCCCTCGTTTGTTTTTGCAGATGATGTATCTGGAAATGCAACCAGACTAACAGCTACCGCAGATGTTATAAACAATGTTAAGCCTGTCAACATCATGGGCAAGACTGCAATCCAACGCGCCGCTCTAAAAACCGCAGAAAACAAACTCAAGACAATCAACAATATGATTTCTGGGATGGGCACCTCTCCGCTTGGTTCACCCGCAAAACCCGGTCCTGTTTTGGCAAAAAGACAAAAAGATGCGCAAGCCGCCGTCACGGCTGCCAAAGCAGATCTGGAGGCTAAGCAGGAGGAAATTTCGAAAGAGCCGCCCTCCATGGAGATCCAATTTACAAATCAAGCCACACTGGAATACGTTGTGCCGTGGGTATTAAACGAAAACGAAATCAGTGATAATTATAAGATGATCATAGCAGAGGAGTCAATTCCTTCCAACGACGAGGAAGGCATGATTATTGACTCAGTTAATTCTCCATCTGTGATGCTGGGCGAGGTGGAAAAATATAAATTTGATATCGAAGAAGGCACCTATCAGAGTGAACTATTTGCAAACTTTCTCACCAGAAGGTTTCTAGAGGCAGGAAAAATTTCAACAGCAGGGCTTCCCGCTATAACGACGTCGTTTAAAAACAAGGAACCGGGGTATTCGGAACTTAAAATCATATACAACCAGATATTCCAAGATTTCATCCAGAAAACGGTTCGTCAGATTGCCATTTCTCCAATATTTGATTTGGAATATTTCGAGCAACTTTCTTTCTCATCTGCTGCGGTAGAAAACACTAATGTTGTGGGATGTCCCCCCAGCGATGGCGAGCCAGTAGATCTACTGGCATTGGCTAAAATACAAGACGAGGTAAAGGACGGTTATGGAAAATCCTGCAAGCCGGTTCGCCCTGAAATGCCTCGCGGTCACGCCTTCAAAGATACTTGTCGTCATGGTATCGTAAAAACATTTATTCGTCTTCACGCTTTGGAGCCCCTGATGAGGTCTGTATTCGTATTCTCAGAATATAGCGGCGCAGAAATTATGCAAGATAATATGATTTTAGAATATGTATTAGAATCAATGAAGACCGGTATACGTCGTTTAGATCTTAGATTATTTGCAGGGATAAAAGACGATGCCCGTGAGATTATTTCAGAGAGAGTTAAGTCTGGCGAAAAATTGCCTAATTTACACAATATCAATGATATGGAATTCCTCACGAGCTTCGAGGGTACCGAAGATCAACGCGCAGAAGCTGCGATAAAATATCTTGCGTTAGAGCAGTTTGATGATCTGATTGAGAAATTTGAGGATGTTGTTGGTTCTCGAACAGAGAGTATTTTCAAAAGGTTTTTAAATCCCCCACAAAATTCTACCGAAGACCGCGACACGACCGAGATTGGACTACCGGTGCAGATGCCACTTTCGCCAGATGCCGGTTGGATCCGCACAATAGACGTTGCAAAGGCACAAACAACATCAATAAAAGATACAAGGTTCATCACCACATATAGCCCCGGCGAGAACAAACCATTTACGTGGTCAGGCGCAGGATCTGTAAGTTCTCCAAGTAAAGCCACCATGGCTAGCTTGCACTTGGCATATCCCGATCTTGCATCGACGGCTGGAACTTTTTTCTTGGAAAAATATATTCGCATAGAAGACCTGCCCGATTCAGATATACCGGACAGTCAAATTAAAAAGTTAATTCGCAAGCGCGTCGGAGGACCTGATGGTCCTTCGAGTGAATATCTTGAGAGCCCCTCGAAATGGGCATCGAAACTCGGAGATAAAGCCTTGGGGCAGACGTCTGCACACCTCGCAGGTATTGTTAATATTGATGCTTGGAATGAATTTATCAAAGAGTTGAAAAACAATGAGAATGTTGACTTTGATGGGGTGAAAATATCAAGCTTTTTTAAGCCATGGAAGTATGGCATGCGATTGGTTTATGTTCCTCCGATGGCAGAGAACGCATTCAACACGGGCGAGAAGATGGGGAAGCTGACCTCACACTCCGTTGGCACAGCGCAGCCAGAAGGCACATGGGCTTCCATGAGCAGCAGTACGTTTGTGGGCTCTGCTTTCTCAATGAAAACTGGAGGTCTTAAAGCGTATGAAGAGCTTATGGAAGCTGTCACTGATTCACAAGGATCGCTCGGAACCACAGAAAAAGCTATGGGGGATTACTTTGGAAAAGGAGTAGGGGCGCTCATGACTGAGAGCAAAGCAAGGCACGAAAAAGCTTTTATTCTAAAAGAAGAAATCGCCTTAGAGCAGTCTTTCACAACTATTACTGAGAAGCCGCCCTCCGGAGCCACAGGCTCTCCAAACGGCACACATAAAGATCAGGGATCGATATATTCTACTCATTCTCGTTTCGTGTATATAATACCTTTGACATCAACAGAAAATGAAATAGTCATTGAAAATGTTACTGACTTTTCACTCGAAGAGCACATATACAGCGCCAACTCATTCCGAGAACAACTCATAGAGACTGAAGAGTTTAAATTTTTGTTTAAATATGTGTTTCCGTTGCCTAGAATGTTGACACTTCTAACTATTTATAACGCCAACGCAGTTGCTTTATCGATACCAGAAACGGCTTCAGCGTTTAATCGAACCAAGGGGGTTCTAAGAAACTTGTATTATTCTCTATCACCGGACGAGACCGGCGCCAATTGGTGGCAGCGGGAAAGCTTGGCAACCAGAGAACTGGGTGGTAACCCCGGTTCCAAAGAGGCACAAGAATCAAGCATTTCCCCCGGTGGAGGACCTGATTTAATCGCCATGGCGCTGCGCACTATCCCATTGTTTTGCCGCGGAATGGCGGAATACATGGATCCTCATTACAAACTTGTAAGCAAGTTGACTGATGCAGGAATATTTCCGCCCGGAAAAACATGGTACTCGGTACCTATCCTATGGCCGGCAAACTTTCCATTCGGTTGGGGTCCTCCGCTCACAGCGTGGGGAATGCTGGCATACGGCGTCCCAGAACTGCCGGGAGATAAAAAGGCAAAATATTCAAGCAAGGCTGGTTCAATTGTTGATGCGGATTCTGTTCTCAATAATGTAGAATGCGATGATTAACGGAGGGAACATACGATGAAAAAAAGAAGAGGCTTGGGAGCCAAGCTGCCCCTCCGGAGAGATCCGGAAGACGGATATACATTAATAAAAGGTCATCATGAAGCAATTCGCCAGAACATGAAAAATCTAATTCTCACAAACCCCGGCGAAAGAATTATGATGCCGCACTTTGGTGTCGGTCTTAAACAGTATTTATTTGAAATGAATGACGCGGCAACCTATGGTTCAATTTCATCAAATATAAGAAAACAGATAAAACGCCACATGCCCTTTGTGACAATACACGAAATAAGAGTTGCAAATTCCACACATGTCTGGTCCGATTCAGGAGAGCTTATTCCACTGGATCTTAAAACCACACAAAGAGGGGACAACGAAATATCAATAGGCATACATTACGAAGTACCAGCGCTGAGAGTAACAACAACATTACAGATAGATTTATAATGTTTTCAGCCTATTTATTAGAAGGAAGAATATTTTATGGCATATAACCCAAAAAACAAGAAAAAGAAAAAGCAATTGGTTTCGGTTAAATATACCTCTAGAGATTTTAATTCTATTAAACAGAGCTTGGTCGAACATGCAAAACGCTATTATCCAGATACGTTTGCAGATTTCAACGAGGCTTCATTTGGCTCTATGATGCTCGATACAGCGGCATATGTTGGCGATGTCCTATCATTTTATTTAGACTATCAGGCAAACGAATCATTTTTAGACACTTCCGCAGAAAAAGCTAATATCTTGCGACACGCAAAGAGAATGGGGTATGATCCGTTCATTACTGACAGCAGTTCTTCTGGCGTCGTTTCTGTGTATATAACCATGCCTGCTTTGGTGACTGGTGGAGGTCCGGATCCGGATTATTTTCCGATATTAAAGACTGGAGCCACCTTTGTTTCAAAAAGCGGGGTGCAGTATACCTTAACAGAAGATATAGATTTTGGACTAGCAACAAACGAGGTTGTTGTTGCTGAAGTAGATGATAGTGGTACCCCGACCCTATATGCCATAAAGGCATTCGGTAGTATCATCTCCGGCGCAACGTTTGCAGCGAGCCTTTCAATTGGGGAGTATACCCCGTTTCTCAAGGTCAGTCTTACAGACCCTAATATAATAGAAATCCTTTCTGTGCGGGACACAACTGGTCGAGAATATTTTCAAGTCGATTATTTATCGCAAGACGTTGTTTACAGGTCGGTCGAAAATTCAGACTACGATGCCTCAGACGCTGGCGAGGTCAAACATCTCCTTAAGCCTTTCGCCGTGCCCTATCGTTTTACCACAGAGAGGGATGGCGCAAAGATGATTTTACAATTTGGAGCCGGTTCGGAGACTGAAATTGGGAATTCTGGATTGGACCCGTCAAACGTAGTATTGTCTCAATATGGAAAATCTTACACCTCTGACGAATCGTTCGACCCATCGCGGCTGCTTAAAACTGGAAAACTTGGGATTTCTCCCTCGAACACTACATTACAAATTGTTTATCGAGCTAACAATAAAAACGGCACAACAGATTCTCAAACTGATACAATAACTTCTTTAGCGACCGGGGATTGGTCATGGAAGGACCTATCAAAACTGACGACAACCACAATGTCTACTATCATTTCTTCGGTAGAGTGCACCAACTCTGCGCCAATTATTGGCGACAGCATGGTTGCCTCGGGTGGTGAAATTAAAATGAGAGCGAAGGCAGTATATGCTTCACAAAATCGTGCTGTGACTAGAGAGGACTATGTTGCGCAAATTTACGCGATGCCCTCTAAGTTTGGAAGCGTAAAGCGCTGCTCTGTTGTGCGCGACGATAAATCGATGAAAAGAAATTTAAACGTATATGTTGTCAACACAGATAACGCAAACCGGTTGGTAACGACACCGGGAAGTATAAAGCAAAACATTAAAGTGTGGCTGGCTCCAAGGAAGATGATAAACGACAGTATTGATATTTTAAACGCCAGAAGAGTCAGCCTCGGCATTGAATTTACTGTACTTTCATCAAAAGATGTTAATAAGTATGATGTACATTCTACATGCGTCGACACATTGAAACTGTTTTTTGCGCGACACAAACCCGATATCGGCGATCCCTTCAGGATTACTGATGTGTATAAAATACTTAATGCGGTCCCCGGCGTGGTCGATGCTATCGATGTGGATATAATTCAAAAGTATGGCACCGATTATGGCGACATCAAATTTGATATATATTCACAAACAACACCAGATAAGAGGCTGGTTACTGTGCCCCAAGATACAATTTGGGAAGTACGATATCCGGAAACCGATATATCAGGAGTGGTCAAATAATGACAATTAAAAGATATACAGCCGACGCCGATACCACCATTACGAATGCGTTCAAGCAAGATTTAATTCTCCGCGGCACAGGCTCAAACATGGGCGCTGCCGACATCTTAGAGGTCTTTTCGATTTATGGACAAGTCTCTTCCAGCGCATCTGGAAACTCTCAGGAAATTTCCCGTTGCTTGATTAAATTTCCAACTGCCGGGATAACAACTGACCGCGCCGCAGGAACCATCCCCGTGTCCGGATCGGTTAACTTTTTCTTAAAGATGTATAATGCAGAACATCATAACACCGCTCCGCAAAATTACGATCTTGCTATCCTAGCTGTTTCAGAGAGTTGGGCAGAGGGCTCTGGGATGGACTTGGACGAATATAGAGATGCCGACATTGCCAACTGGGATTTGCGAGACATTGCCACACTTGCACCGGGCACAGCGACAATTCTAGGAAATGCGTCGCTGCATAACGCTAGCGGGACATCTTTGATATTGAGAAACGCCGATGGTTCAACTGTAACATTTACTACTAACTCTTCTCTTAATTATGATGCGGCTACTGCTGATATCGGTGACCATACTTGGAAAGTCAATACCGGTGCTATCAGCGTTGCTAGTCCGACCGCGAGAGCCACACAGGCAATTTACACTGCGGTGAAGGGTGCAATTGATGCTGGCGAATTGGATATGACAATCAGCCCTGCCTCTTACACCAATGAGACATATTTTACATTAACTCAAACTACTTCTGGGGCTGCTGGCAACACGGCAATAACCTTAATAACCGGCATAACAGCCCTTGGCGAAACTGCGTTCACTGGTGGAGCGGATGATCTAGCCTCCTTAACATGGGGCGGCGGCTTGGCGTCAGCAAAAGGTGGTACGTTCCACACAGGAACTGTTGCCGATTCTCGTTATCACTTTCCAGAGTTTAGATATACTACCTCGATAGGCGAGAACGTGGCAGAAAATGTAGAGGTGGATATTACGCCGCTGATGGAACATTGGATTGCAGGCACTCTCGCCAACAATGGCGTGGGGATTATGCTTAGTGGAACATATGAGGATGGCACCAACCTGCGCTCTTACTATACTAAAAAGTTTTTTGCAAGAACAACCGAGTTTTTTTTCAAGAAACCAGTCATTGAGGCGCGTTGGAATTCGTCAAAAAAAGATGACCGTTCTAACTTCTATGCCTCTAGCCCATTGGCGACAACTGCGGAAAACACAAATACGATCACTCTATACAATTATTTGCGAGGGGGGCTGGTAAACATTCCGTCTTTGCACTCTAGCAATACTTTAACTGTTAAGCTTTATCGAGATTCGCTAACCGACACCGGCTTTGCGGCGACTGCAAAGATAACTGCTCTAAGTAAGACGGCGGGACAGGCGAACACAAGAGTTTTAACAGCCCATGATGCCGAGGGGCAATCAGTAAGTTTCACAATCGATAATAGCATTTCTACCTCAACGGCAACGAAGATAGCATTTGCAAATGCGAACAGCAATGCGACTCAGTTTGCCACAAATATTGCAGCAGCAATCAATGCAGCAGACACAGCCAACACCTTAAATATTTCAGCGACTTCTGCCGACGCTGTTGTAACTTTAACTATGAATACCGTAGGATCAGCAGGCAACTCAGTATCGGATATCGCAGGCACTGCTGCCACAGACAGTGTGCTTACTATCACGAATCAATTTGCCGGGGGTGGCGCTACCGCGATCATTGGAGGGCTAACAGCCGACACTGGTATTTATACTGCATCCTTTGCCTTGGACACAACGGCGTCCGTCGTATATGACGTTTGGTCCACCGGTTCGACAGAGTTCTTTACGGGGACTATAGATGTTAATACTTTTGCTGCGGCAGATTATAATCCAAATCAATTATATGTTACCTCACTGCCAAATTTAAAATCTTCATATTCAAGAAAAGAAACGGCAAGATTTCGTTTCTTTACTCGAAAACAAAACTGGTCGCCAACTATTTATACTAAAGCTACGGAAACACTCAGTAGTGAAATTGTCGATTCTGCATATTATAGAATTTTTAGAGTATCAGATGAGTACAATGTTATTCCATATGGAACCGGGAGTCAGCAGAGCACGAAGATGTCATATGATCGAAGCGGAAGTTATTTTGATTTAGACATGAGCATGTTTCAAGCGGATTACGCTTATGGCTTATCGGTTGCATACTATTTAAATGGAAAGTATGTAGAGCAGCCCGAGGTTTTTAAATTTAGAGTAGAAGAGTAGCAAATGAGCAACGGAATCAAGGATCTATTTGGAAAGTCTAACAATATTTTACCAAAGACCTCTGCCAACAATATGGTGGGCTCTGATAGCCCCATTGAATCTTCTGAATATATTCAAAGATATATTGAAGAGAAAAAGCGGTTTTTACCAACAGTAGACTTTTCGACAGCAAGCAACTTTGCCGTATACGGCTCAGCGGAGCAGTATGCGCATGATGCGATAAAAAGCATTTATAGCACTTATCCGTATGACGGATCCGCCACAGAAAAAATAAAGTGGCTTAATGCTGCGAACTATTACGATCTGTATTTGTTTGAATTTCTATATCCTCGAACCTGCGGCTACGCAGTCTTCTCCCCAGATGGCTGGGGATCGCAGGCTGCGACAGTCACAGATGCCGGTCTTGGAGCTACTTTTGTATTTGGCTTGTCGTCAAGCCCAGAATACATTCAACTTAAAGCAGGACCGCATGCGGATCCAGAAGCGGCATCCAAAGCGCTGGCTAAACAGTTTCCCGAGCCTTGGGATGGGACTGCAAATGTTTGGGACAGCGCGTCCGGAGTAGATCGTGTTTCAAATATTGTCCTCGACCCTGTGAAAGGTTGGACCACTGAGTTCTGGTTGAAGAAGGATGGATATATATCATCTTCCGCGACATCAAGGTTTGAGTACATTTTTGATGTGTGGAACGGTCAGACAGGGACGGCTGAAGGAGAAAGCTACGGGCGACACTCGCTAGCACTGGACGGTCAGGGCGGGGGGCTGTTGTTTGCGTTTGCATCTGGCTCAAGATTGTCTACGGCGGCCACCGGCTTGACCGCAGCCGAAGTCCTAGATAATGAATGGCACCATATTGCAATCACATTCCAGAGCGGATCCGGCGACGCCACAAATCCAGCTTGGTTTGAACTTAACACTTATTTGGACGGACAACACCACACAACGCAGACGACCGATGATCAAGGAGGCGCCAACATTTATGGTGCGGTCACAGGTTCTCTAATCGCAAATATTGGCGCGGCTCGGATCCCATCTATTACTCAAGCGGGGTCTGACGCTTTATCCTCCGGTCAAAAAGTTGATGGCTATGCAAAACTATCCGGCTCCATTGACGAGTTTAGGTTTTGGAAAACAGCGCGAACGCCCAAAGAGATTAGCCGCTTTTGGTTTACGCAGATTGCCGGAGGAACAAACACCGACAACAATAAATTTTCTGGAAGCGCGGCACCAGTTGAACTTGGGTTCTATTACAAATTTAATGAAGGGAATACGGGCAATACAACAACCGACGCAACTGTGCTGGATTATTCTGGTCGTATTTCTAACGGAGCGTGGACAGGATTTATAGCAGACAAGTCTCGCGTCGCAGGACCTCTTGCTTCAGCGATGATCGAGTCTTCAGCATCCGCAGTCGAATTTAAAGATCCGATTATTTATTCTTCCCATCCTGATGTTTCTGCATTATCGTCTTCATTAATTCAAGAGGGACAGGAATGGGACATTCAAAATAACGCCGCCTTATATCACACATTGCCAGAATGGATCACTTCGGATGATCGAGAAATGCAGGGCGAAACTCTTAAAAAGTTGATGCAGGTTTTGGGGATGTATTATGATACTTTGCAAATGCAAATCCGCAGCTTGCCATCTGTCGTCGGAAAGACATATCCCACTACCAAAATCCTCCACCACGATCCGAATGCGTCGTCAATTTCTTTTTCCCCCGGTCGCACCTCTCCCGGTAAAACTAGGACAGAGAACTTCTTCAATAAGCCTTCACCGTATGGTCAAAACGCAGTCGAAGATTTTGGCATGATAGCCCCAGAGATATTTGCAGGCGTCGACGCGCTCGCCCAATTGGCTTCCCGAGATGAGGTGCGGGAGTTTGAAAGAAAGCTGTATGATGTTAAAAATCTTATCTATCAAAGCATTTACAACAACTTAACCTACATTTATAAGTCCAAGGGTACGGAGAAATCATTTCGGAACCTAATTCATTGCTATGGGGTTGATGACGATCTGATCAAACTTAATCTTTACGCAGACGACACCACATTCAAGTTTGATGATTCCTCATATCACTCAAAGACGCTTAAAAGAAGATATATTAATTTTGCCACCGCCGACCGAGCGCAGGCGACCATCTACCAGTCGGCAAGCGTAATTCTTAGCGACACACTAAGTTATGTACCAACACAAGATTCTAGGTCAATGACCTTTGAAGCAGATGTTATTTTTCCGTTTAAACATCCGAGAACATCAGATCATTGGTATGAATACAATTATACAACAAGTTCTTTGTTTGGTTGTCACACGGCAGACGTCTCATCGCCAAATGATTTCACTTGGGCGGCCGCAGATACTTCTGCCACAGCAACCCTTACATTCAGCGATAAGCCAAATGAAGAAACAATAATAACGCTTATAGATGCTGATGGTACTTCAAAAACCTTTGAAGTCGACAATCATAACGACGGTGTGGTTACAGCAGGGGCAGTAGCTCTGGATCCTGCTGCTAATAGTGGCGCAGGCATTGCAACCGAATTAGCTTCTGAAGTTAATGGCGAAGCCGCTTTAGGCATAACTGCAACAAACCCATCTTCAGGGGTAGTTTTGCTTACTATGGATGCTGCTGGAAGAGCAGGTAATACCGCAATTGTTACTACATTCAACAATGTAACCGGCGATACCACTGCCTTCACTGGCGGCACGGATGATAATGCTTCCTTTCAGGTACATGCAATCAGGCAAGATACGGAAAGTCCGAATGTCTCATTTATGTTGACGTCGAGCAACGGCTTTTTTCCGACACTGACAAGTCCTATTTTTCAAGATGTATATGATCACACCCGTTGGACATTTGCTGTCCGGTTGACGCCTGAGAGCACATATCGCGGGATCCCCGGTATTCTTGGAGTATCAGGCTCGGCTCCCGCCTCTTGGAAGCTAAGCCTTTATGGGGTCAACGTCGCGCTTGATGAGGTTCAAAACAGTTTCCATGTTTCGGGTACGCTTGGACTAACGGATGCGGTCGAGAACTTTTTAAATCTACCAAAACGAATTTACGCAGGCGCACATCGGAGCAATTTCTCCGGAAGCAATGTATTGCATCATACTGACATAAAGTTGGGATCTGTTTCAGCGTGGGACGATTATTTATCGGACGAAGAAATTATAATGCACGCAGTCGATCCAAACAATATGGGTCGAAAGGACTTTTATGAAAACTCTTATTTGTTTGAGCACAATTTTGATCCAAATAGTGATGGTATTCATATTCCAAGAGTGCAAACACAAATATTAAATTGGCAGTTTGGGAATGTTACTGGATCTAGCAATGGGGTTACTTATGTGGACCACTATGGTGGTTCATCGTGGAACTCGTCTTTTGAAGTTACAGACATGTCTTCTGGGTCTTTGCCGACTTGGACACATGATACTTATGATCGCTATCAAACTCACATGCCCGCTCGCGGCGATTGGTTTTTGCCAAATGACACGGATGCCGTGTCTTTGGAGTTTATCCACACAGCAAATCAGAATTTGCCAGAAGTAATGTCCGGTGATGACACTATTAAAATTCTCGCAACAGACGACAGATATTTTACAAGAGATTCCTCGCCCATCAATTATTATTTTGCGATTGAAAAAAGCATGGCTCAAACGGTTTCAAAAGAAATGTTGGACTTGATGGGCTCCGTTTCTGCTTTTAATAATTTGATTGGAGAACCGATCAACCGATACCGACAAGACTATAAATCTCTCGAAAAAGTGAGAGAAATGTTTTTCCGAAGAGTTGGAAACGAACTAGACTTCAATCGATTTATTGATTTCTATAAGTGGATTGACAACTCGCTTTCAGAAATGTTGATGGAGTTAGTACCAGCATCAGTTGATATTGCCGATGGTATTAAAAATGTCATTGAAAGTCATATCCTAGAGAGAAACAAATATTGGACGAAGTTCCCTACATTGGAAATGAAGGACGAGCCAATCGTCGGATATGTCAAAGGTATTAAAGAATTAACATATAATTGGAAACATGGTCATGCTCCCTTGGCTCCATCGCCTTACATAAACGAGGACACTAACTGTCTTTGGTGGAAAGAGCGAAGCGAAGCTAGTGCATCTTTCACCGCAGAACTCTATCCCTCGGCTCTTGTTACAGATAGAAATGAACTACGCAGAATTGTAACATCTGATTTAACAACAAATAAGATCTTAGCCACTGGCGAGTATACAGACCCGATTGATTATCCAAATAGCGGTCTTCCAAATGCTGCGCAATTTCGTTTGGCGCAGAGCGGATCATCTTCAACAACGAGACAAGAGTACAAGGGGTCCACATTTGCATTACGCAGGTTCTCCAAGCCCTATAAAATGGAGATTGATGAAGTTACGGAAATCCATGGTGGTATCAACTATCCAGCTAACAAACGGCGCTCTTTGTCAAAAACAAATATAGCCCGTGCAGAACATGCCATTTATTATAGCACCCCTGCGCAGACTGATGATTTGTTAGATTGCGATGACGTCACAAACCCATCTATTAAACAGTTTCACAGTTATGCATACAACATTAATAATGGCTCATCAGGGGGAAATAGAAAAGGATCGCATCACGCTCCCTTCAACCTTGTTAGTTCTTCTGTCACAACAAATGCATCATTAGTAGAGACAGGAATTGATATTGTAAACCTCCACACGGACGCTTACGGTGACATGAATGAGGTTCCAATGCAGGGACCGTTTACCGAAAGGCACGTTGGAGGCATGGCTCATCGTCATCAAAACATAAGTGATAGTTATGATAACGATGCATCTCGCACAGAAAATTTTAGATTTCTTGTGGTAAAAGATACTCACGCGATACTGAAGCCGGGAAATACAAACAATGCTAGTGCCGCAGAAAATAACAACAATCCGTTTGATCGCTTCTACAGAGACGGTATTGCCAAGCGCCCGGTCAACATTAAAAATATTAAAACAACCCCTTCCGTCGACACAACGGGATCGGAAGCACAAGGGAACTATTACAAAGTCCAGCAGCTTGCCCACACCCAAACAAAAAACACAGCCCCATGGTTTGTCAAGCTTGCGGCAGCCACAGGCTCGGCAGGGCTTCGAAGCTTGTTATCAGGTAAGGCTTCTTTTTATGGGGTGTCAGATACACCTTCGCGCCCGAAGCTTCGTTATTTTGCACATACGCTAGCCGATACGGAAAATTTGGGCGCTCCGTTTAGCGAAGCTCAGACTGATCAATTACATTCGCCTCACACAATGATTGAGCGCTTTTCTGCTCCCGGCGGTCCCGATACCGCCGGAGATTCCGGAGGCGGCTTTGGATTGGATTGGGTTACTTCACAGTACTCACCAAACAACGCCCTGCCTTGGAGAAACCGCGCTGTGCGAGAACCGCTTCACGCGATGCTTTCCAAGCATTCAGGCTTGTATGGTTCGTTCTCTGGCAGCACCTTGAGTGCCACAGAAGCAACGACTGCTTTGAGTGCTTCGTATCATAAAGTCAATCGCAATGTGGACTATTCTCTTCGTCAAAGCACGACTGCCCAGTCGTATGCCTCGAAGTCAATGCTCTTCGACGGCAACAACGATTATTATGATGCCACTGTCGATAGGGAACTTAAAAAATTCACGGTTAGTGCATGGGTGCACCCAGAGACCACCACCGGAGTGCAATATATAAATCATATTTATACAACGGGGTTTCCGAAGATCACGGACGGCGTAGCCAACCTTGGTCCGTTCATTCTGTATACATATAACGGTCGCCTTAGCATCGACACGAAATTTAGCGCAAATGGAACAACTTCTGCTGGTGTAAACAATTGGTATACAGGTATATTGTCTACAGAGCAATGGCATCATATTGTAGTGGTATGGGATCAAGACGGTTCCGACCCAACAGTCCCGCCCAAATTATATTTAAATGGCGTGTCGACGGCGCTTACCAATGGTACTCATAACGTTACTTCTCCTACAGCAAAGCCTGCTTGGCATTGGTCAGATATTACGACCTTTAGGGCAGGATATGGATCAGCCACATTTGAAGGTTACATACAGGACATGTCCTTATGGGACACTGCACTTACTCCGGATCAGGTCAAGCAGATCCATCACTTGCCGAATTATGATGCAGCCGGTCCCGGCGACTTGGCTACATTGAGCAACGCGACGAGTAATGAGGCGACCAACTCTCTCGTTGGCTGGTGGCGCTTCGGCATCACAAGCGTTTCGACGGTGACAGATTACGCCCCCATCGGAACCAGCACAGACTTGCTTCAGGCGACAGGAGGAAATCAAGCAGCAATTAATAGTACCACATTCTTGCCAGCCAACTACTATGGCACAATGTGTGTTGCAACCCATGACAACTGGTATGTTCAGCATCCCATTCCAGCCAATGATTATGGCTATGCTTGGATTACAGCATCGGCTGACAAAGACACTGGATGTGAGTTGGTCACCACAGCATCGTTTATCACGGCGAGTGACTGGGGCGCGTACCAGTCGGAAGGTAGTTCCAATATTATTTATGGTCGTGCCATCCGATGGTACCCTGACCCCGAGGACGGATGGGTACCAGTTGATTTTGCGGGACTTAACTTAATTATTAATGAACCTGTATCGTCGTCACAAAATACTCTCGGCTATCCTTCTGGGGTACCAGTTGGGTGGCGCACCGCCACCGACACTTCGTATTTAAATCACGACAAGGCGTCGAACGATGAAGGGTTTTTAACCAACTACTCTAACGAACCACGAGGCAAAGGTGGAGCAGTCCTTAACAGCATCAACCTTCACCGCAACGGTCCATATGGTTATCCGTCATGGAAACAGCTACGAGCGGGAGATCATCCGATTGCGAGAAACCACAAGAAGAATAATATTCTTTCTGTTGGAGATGCTCCGTCGACCAAGACATTTATGCATGGCGGAAGCCTTCTGAAGTCAACCGAACTTCATGGGTCAAGTTTTACAAATTATACTGAGCCGCCGCTTTCAAAAAAATATAAACCAATTACACATCGACTTGATTCGGTCAAGGCAAATGGAGCACAGACACTTCAGCCATTGACGCTCAAGCATTCATATGCAAACAATCTATCAATGTTTGCAAACGTGGAGATCACAAACAAGCTGGGCGTGTCAAAAGAAGATCGCCAGAAGTACCACTACATCAGAGACACATATCTGAATAGCGATCTGGCACCGGCAGAAAACCCAACAAAGGCATTTAAATCTCTGGTATATGCAGAGACAATTTATCCGAAGGAGGTTAATACTTTCCTTAGCGGTACCCGCGGCAGAACTGCTTGGGCAGAAACAGCCGCAGAAATTTCATCTAGCGTGCACGGCGAAGGTCGTACATTCTGGAGAGATACTCTGGAAGACCGCATGCGAGATGAAGGTGCGCTTAACTGCATGGGGTATAGAATTTACAGTAACCCGAACAAGGGCGCCAACTACGGAGCCAACAATGATCGCAACCCATGGTTCTTACCTTCTGGCGCTTTGAGCATGTGGTCATTGGATACCGGTGAGCGAGGCGCCGAGACAATGCTTGGGCTTAACGGCGCAACAGAAGTTTCACTTCCCACCAACAACAATTACTCCTACCCCAATATCAAGCCACCTGAAGGTGACGAGTGGGGAGGTCATGTTGGCGAGCTTTATCAAGACCCAATCGGAAGCCTCTATGCAAGTTTGGACTACAGGACACTGGTTGATGAAGTTGCCATGTCCGATGCTGGCGGTACCGCCTTCTACGTTGGCACGACCCACTTCATTTTCAGCGGCGCGCCTGCCGACGGAGCAACGTTGACCGTTATAGACTACCATGGCACTTCGGTGACCTTTGAGGCACAGGACGACGAGGATGATGTAACTTCGGGTAGAGCGTGGGTAGATACGGATGGCGTTTCCACTGCCGCAGCCATGGATGATAAATTTAAGGCAGCGTTCGACACCTATGCGTCACATTTAGCTATGGCATGCGTTCTCCCCGGCACCACCGGTCGAGTTAATCTCAATCAGTTGATAAGAGGCTCGGGCAGTAATACAGAGGTCACCGCCAACACAGCATGGAACACTGCGTGTTCGACCAACCCCGATAACTTTGCCGGTGGTAGGTCCTTCGATCATTTCATGGCGAAGAGTAGTTCCGTGGGACCCCCTTCATCCAATAGCAATCGATATTATGCCATGCCGGGAACTGCATCCATCTGCTTTAACCATTTTTGTGTAGCCGGAACCACTCTCGATTATGCA